ATGTTCACGTTCATAAATATTTAGGACCTAAAAATCCGTTAGAAGGAACTGCTGATCAACCAATATATGATGTAATAAAAGAAACAAATATTCAAGATTTATTATTCTTAGAAAACCGTGATCGTAAATACGAACCAGAAATTTACCGTATTCGCGGGCATTATCAACTTCAAAATCTTAATTTCAATTTAAGCCAGTTTGGTTTGTTTATTGATAATGATACTGTGTTTATGACAGTACACATTAACGACATAGTCACAACAATAGGCCGTAAACCACTTGCTGGTGACGTTATGGAATTACCTCATTTGAAAGATGATTTTGCACTGAACGACTTAGATCTTAGTGTACCTAGATTCTTTGTTATTGAAGAAGTAGATCGTCCTAGTGAAGGGTATAGTGCTACATGGTATCCACATTTATATAGATTAAAACTTAAAAAATTAACAGATACACAACAATATTCTGATATACTTGACAAACCTGCAGGAGAAGATGCACCATATGCACTTCGTGATTTATTAAGTACACGCAACAAAGAACTTGAAATTACTGACGCAATTGTAAGACAAGCTGAACTTGATTCGCCAATGAGCGGATTTGAAACTAGACAGTTCTATACACTAGCAATTGACGAAAAAACAGGTGATAAAATATTAATGACAGTCGATTCAGATGAAATTGATACTAGTTACAGTAGCCAATCTATTAACGGATTATCAAATATTAACGTTAGCAGTGTTAACGCAGTACCATTACGTACTGGTTATACTGGTTACCTATTCGGTGATGGATATCCGCCAAATGGATATGTGTTTGGAACAGGAATTAGATTCCCGCAAAACGCTGCAGAGAATGATTTTTATTTAAGAGTTGATTTTTTACCAAATCGATTATTTAAATTTAACGGACAACGTTGGCTAAAAGTTGAAGATAACATACGTATGACTATGACAAATACTAATAATAGACAAACATTGAAAACCAGCTTTATTAATAATAATAAATTTATGTACACTGAAGAACTTGCAGTTGATTATGTTAGATTAGCAGTTGGAGACTTTGTGTTTAATACAGAATTTGCATATCCAACTATTGCAAAATACCTTGTAATTAAATTCTCAACTACACGTTTAGAGTTTGTAGTTGCTGATAATCCAGATCTATTTGAATCGTATACTGTTGATGGAGTTTCTAAAATTAAAGTTACATTACCAATTGTAGAAGATTCACAAGTTACTATCCCGTATGCCGGAGCATGGAGAGTTATGTTGTTTAATCATAGAGAAGCAGAACGTCAAAGTTTATCACAAGTGCTTAAACCAAAAGCAGATTTGTAAATTTTTACTACAATAAATAACGGATAGGAGATTATATGCAACATTTTTATGACGGAGCCATTAGACGGTACGTTACCCAAACAATTAGAGTCTTTAGTAACTTTACTGTTAGATATAGTGACGGAACGTTACATCGTGTTCCGGTATCTTATGGTGACAGTGATAGACAAGCTGCAACTATTGTAAGACAAAATTCAGAAAATACAGTAAACTCTATTCCAAAAATAAGTGTATACATTCACGCAATTGAATTAGATCGTGACCGTATTCAAGATCCCACATTTGTTAATAAAAAACAGTATAGAGAACGTGAAATTGTCGATGGACAATACACAAGTAACTTAGGTAGAAATTATACAGTAGAAAAAATTATGCCAACTCCATTTAAGTTAACTATGAAAGTTGACATTTGGACTGCTAGTACTGATCAAAAGTTACAACTTATGGAACAGATCTTTATGATTTTTAATCCTAGTTTAGAAATACAAACCACCGACAACTACGTTGATTGGACTAGTATTTCTGTGTTGTATCTAGATGCAGTTAACTGGTCAAGTAGAGCAATACCAGTAGGTAACGACACGCCTATTGACATTGGAACACTAACACTAGTTACTCCGATATGGATTAGCCCGCCAGTAAAAGTTAAACAATTAGGCATTATTAGAAAAATTATTACAAGTTTGCATGATGCATATTCACCGTTAATTTCTGGGTTTGGCAATGATGCATTTATACCTGATGGTATTCCGTCGTCACTAATGACCGAGATTATTTCAGTTACAGAAGATTATGTAATTGAAGTGTTTAATAATCAAATAACGTTGTTAGATTCGCATAATGGTGCAGTATCAAATGATTTGTCATTTAACATGCCAGATCGAGTAAACAAGGAATTGTCATGGGATTTATTGTTAGACATGTTCCCAAATAAGTTTATCTCAGGTATTGCAAGAATATTTTTAATGCAAATTGATGGCACAGAAGTTAATGGCATCTTATCAAGAGATCCAATAAATGAAGCAGTACTAAATGTTGTATGGGACAGGGATACTATTAATCCTAATACTGGTATTAATAGTGTAGGTCTTTTTGATTATGATCCAAATTACAATGCAGGTCCAAATTATAGAATTAGTAATATACTTAATTCACCAGGAACATTTGATGCAGTTATTAATCCGCAAACATTTAATCCAAAAGATCATACAGTTTTTCAAGGTTTACGATATTTATTAACAGAAGATATTGGTGATGTTACTAACACAGACGGCCCACTTGGTTGGAAAGGGACTAGCGGACAAGATTTAATTGCGCATGCGAATGACATTGTTGAATGGGATGGATCTAAATGGAATGTAATTTTTAGTTCAGTAAACACAACTGACGTAATTGTTTGGCAAACTAACACATATACAGATTCTGGAATTCAATATATGTGGAATGGCGTAAATTGGGTTAAAAGTTTCGAAGGAATATATAAGGTTGGCAAATGGCGACTAGAGCTATAACAGAACAAGTAATTTGTAGCGGTGCATTAATCTATTCACAATCTACGCATAGATTTCTATTAATCCAAAAATCCTCAGGTAAACATCAAGGCACTTGGGGATTAGTTGGCGGTACTAACTTAGCTAACGAAAACCCGTGGCAAGGTCTTACTAGAGAAATAGAAGAAGAAATTGGATTTCTTCCAGTCATTAAAAAAACACTACCGTTAGAAAAATTTGTATCTAACGATAGTGTCTTTAATTTTCATACATATTTTTGTTTAGTGGAAAATGAATTTGTACCAACCTTAAGTGATGAACACATTGCTTGGGGTTGGTTTAGTCTAATTGCACTTCCAAAACCTATACATCGCGGGTTAAATCTTAGCTTGCGTAATAAAGTTATTCAAACTAAGATTCAAACTGTTATTGACATAATTGATTTAATTTAAAGAGGCTAAATGATTTTAACACATAATGTACCCGGAATTTCGATATCATTTACACACGAGCTAAATGGCTCCGGAGATATCTTAAATAAAGAATTAGTAGAAGTAATACAAACATTGTATCCAAATAGGGTATTTAATAATTGTTTAGAGTGGTGTTCTGGACCAGGATTTTTAGGGTTTGCAGTGCTAGGCAATCAGTTGTGCAACACATTGCATCTATCTGATATATATGAACCAGCTAAAGAAATAGTTAACAAAACTATACAAGATAATAACTTAGAAGACTGTGTGAAATTTTATGTTTCAGATAATTTTAAATCAATTCCAACTGGCACAAAATTTGATCTAATTATCGCAAATCCACCGCATTTTAACTGCGATCCGTATGCTCCATTATTAACAGATCAACGTCGTTATAAAGATACAGACTGGGCAACTCATCATGATTTTTTTAATAATGTAAAACCGTTTTTAGCAGATGATGGAAAAATATTATTAGTTGAAAATATTTGGGGATCAGGAGTAACGACATTTGAAAAGATGATTGCTGATAATAATCTTAAAATCAGCAATCATTTATTAAGTAAAAGATTTCAATACGATATTTGGTATTTAGAAGTTTCTCATATGTAATTAAAAGCCGTTATGTTTTGATATAAACCATAATTAATTATTATTTTTAAATGTTAGTAATTTGTTATATTCAGGCAAATATAAATATTCAATTTTGCTTTTTACTAATGTATCAATAGCATCTTCTAAGGTTTCAACCAAAGGATCGCCACCAAGATTAAATGACGTATTAAACAAAATAGGAACACCTGTTTCTTTATAAAATTCATTAATTAGATTGTAAAAGTGTGTATTTTGGTCAGCGGTTACTGTTTGTATTCTGCAAGTGCCATCGACATGAATAATACTTGGTATTTTTTCTGCTATTCCAGGTTGGCAATTTACTGCATACATCATGTGTGGAGACTCATCTTTACCTCGTAAATCAAACCATTTATGTACATGTTCTTTTAAGATTGTGCCAGCAAACGGTCTAAAGTATTCTCTATTTTTAATGCTATTAACAAAATCTTTACCATCTTCAAATGTTGGATCAAACAATATAGATCGGTTACCTAATGCACGCGGGCCATTTTCTGACCTACCTTGAAACATACTTACAATATGTTTATCACGTAATAATTTAACAATGTCACGGTAGGTTGCATCAATAATAGTACCATTATTACTTACAGCTAACTCGTTAATATCATCCGTGCTATAATTATAATGCGGACCGAGATATATTGATTGATCTTGTTTTTCCATACTAGCTGAAGTTTGATACCAGTGCATTAATGCAGCACCGATCGCAGTTCCGCCATCATTTGATATAGGTTCTACATATATTTCAATACCTTCATCACGTAATTGATCTAAATAAAAATAATTTGCAACGCAATTTAATCCATATCCGCCAGAAATAACAACTTGTTTTTTACCAGACATCTCACATGCTTTTCGAATTAATCGTAACACTTGTTGTTGTGTTTCAAGTTGACATGCATATGCAAAATCTCTTCGATTTTCTAATGTAGTAAATTCAGTTACAGAATTGTCAGTTGTTAAAAAACTATACATATTTTGATTAACAGTTGCAGTTCCTGGATATTTAGGAATAAATAAACTTCTGTTTGATAATGGTTCGTCAGTAGCGTCACTGAATAGTGGAGGTATTGACTCATTAGGTTTACCATACGGGAACAATCCCATAGTTTTACCAGCATCAATTCCGTCAAAGCCGCAGTATTCAGTAACTGCTTCATACACTTTAGTAATACCTGCAGTATCTGAAATTAATGCAGTATGCGTTGATCCTGACTCATGTAGCATATCAGATGGTATTTGAGAAATACCACCAATAACTGATTCTCGAGTAGCATAATGTTTATATAATGTTTTAAATCCAAACGGATATGAACAGTCTATAATTGATTCTACTTCCCAAAACCATGTCGGCTCCCCATTAGCTAGTTTAAACGGAAACGATGTACCTGCACCGTCTACTACTAATGCAACTGCATCATCCCATCCAGATCGATAAAATGAACAGGCTGCATGCATTTTATGATGCAATGATGATACATCAATTACCTGAGGATGCTGGCCGGGTGGAAAAACATTGCGGCTAATTAATCCTAATTTTCTAGCTAATCCAGAATATATGTCATCATTTTGAAATTCAATTTGTGGCGAAGATGACGCTAACGATGACGTATGTGCAACTACTAAAAAATCAATTGTATCTGTATATTGTTTAATAAGTGTTAGTGCAGCTAATGGACTACCGTCGTATTTAACGCGTGATAATCGTTCTTCTTCTATTGAAAACACGATTTTACCATTATGTAGTAAACATACTCCGCTATTGTGTCCTCTGGAAATTCCAGCTATGTATCCTGTATTCATATTTTATCCTTGTAAAAAACTGTTATTATACAGTTATTATCTTATGCTGTCAACTTTTTTTTTGTAAACGGTGGGTTTATTTGTCTAGGCAACTCTTGTACATTACTTGGTTTTTTGTTTACAGATAATTTCTTGTTTACTGAATCGATAATTTTACTAAACACTGCGTTATCTAAAATCATTAGATTCTCATTTATACGATCACCTGACTCATCCATTGTAATCCTAATAGGAGAATATTTTCTTTTGTTTATGCCATTATCAACAATTGTAAAATATGGACATTTAGGATACGAAATGTTTTCTGGAAATGTAGCCCCGATAACAATAGTACTTGGTTTTTTTAATGCATAAGCAATGTGTTGACCAACACTGTCACAACCAATAAAATAATCAGCGGCATTAATAATGCCCATCCATGATCGTAAATCTAAATTTTTAGGATGTGCTATCCCTAAGTCAGTAGTCGACGGAATGTCAATTGGGGACATGAGAATAACAGCATAGCTCTTTGTTAATGATTCAATTAATTTATAAATGTCTGATAATTCAAAACTTCTACCAGATGTATCAAAAATAAATTTTCCTTGTTGATGCGCAGTACTGCCAAATGGCTGTAATACAATGACTTTTTCTTTTTTCTTAACTGATCGTACCTCGTCAACAATATTATAACCTGTGATCTGTTCTTTTTTACTTAGATCAATAGTAATATTATAAGTTGTTGGATCTGATGATTCGCCATTTATTAAAATGTCAAATGCCTGAATAAGATCACATTGCTGTGTGAAATATTGATTTAACCGATATGGTTCAGGGGTGATAAGTTCACAATCTTTTAGATGTTGTTCAAATAAATTTTTGTGAGAAACATTAAAAACTTTGTCTTGCAATAATGGATGGCCTGAAAAGCATTCAGGCCATCCTTCTGCAACAATAATAAATTCTGGGTTAGTTTTTGCAAACTTTTCAAGTGCTGGGATTGCACATAATACTCTTCCGGCTCCGCCGCTAATAAAAAATGCTTTTTTCATAATATACCTACATTAAATGTTTCTGTTATTTAGTTGTGAAGTATATCCCTCAAAAAATTATTTGAATCTAACGCAAACCATTCCCATTCGCCCCGAATCACCGTAACATGCATTACACCCGCCATATACTGAACTAGCATAACCACCACTTCCTGGATTTCTTAGAAATCCAGAACCGCACATTGGAGCAGCCATACAACCTGCACAAGTGTTTCCATTCCAACAATATATACACTGTGTTGAATTTTCAAATCCATAGACCGGTGCTGCAACTGAAATACCGCACATAGTTTCACTAATCATGAACTTAGGATACATTCCGGCTAAACCGTATACACAACTACCGGTAGCAGTACCATAGAATCTTGTTACACAACTAAATGAAAAATCTTGTATTGTTACTGAATCGTTTAAACTATCCCAACAAAAATTCCATCCACTGCATGATTCAGGTCCACAATTATTACCACTTGGGAATTGACAACCGCTGCCACCTGGATATGTTAATCCCCATCCTAGTGTTCCGCTAGCTGGACCGGGTAAACTTGCCCGCCAATTACATACACAACTTATACCGGAATCTGCGCAGAAATTATTTAGGCCTGGACCAGTTACATATGATGGTCCACCACACAATCCTGGAGTTGTTTGTGATGCATAACAGCAATACGCACACCCTGCACATATTGTATATACAGAACCAGCAGTAACTGGCATAACAACCGATGCAAACGCGCCAGTTGGGCCATGCGGTGCACCGCCACAACAGCAATTAGTACCAGTACCACTACCAGGTCCCCATAGTTGAAAGTCAGCACATGTTACTCCTGTAGGTACTGTCCATGTGCATGATGCACCACATCGAAAATAGCCACTTGTATCACATACTGCTATGCTTCCAGTATATCCAGCTAACCGTGGAATAGTTTTCCAAGTTTCTATACTAGTAGATGGTGAGAAACCAATTTGATTACCCACATTCGCTGCTGTTAAGCATGTTGACGGACCACCGCCGGCAGCAATACCTGCAGCAGTACCTGCAGATTGTGCAATTGTAGTAATTGCAGCTGTTGATGCTGATCGATTATACGCAAAATTTTGTTTGATTGCATTGTATATTAATACACTAGACATTATACAACCCCGTACGAATCTAATTCTGCAATTAACCTAATAAGAACTAATGGTAATTTTGGTATGTCTCCTGCAGGAAATTCAATATATTTCCATGGACATAAATCTGCTGTATCTGCAATCCATGCTTCTACCTTTGCAGTATAATCATCAAACGCAGTCTGTGTTTCGGCAGTTAATAAAATCGGTGATAATTTTTTCTTAGCATTGTTATAATCATTTATTACTTTTAATTCGATAGTTGAATGCATACTTCTAGTAATTAGATTAAAATGCCAAATTCCTGGCATATCTAACCCAGCCGGTTGATAAGTTAATCGATAGTAATCTTGAATTCTTGGATTTGAAACTGCAATATAAATTGACCCATCTGGATTTGGAATATCAATATTCTCATAAATATGCTCATCAGCATGCGTGTAAATATAATGTGCTGCTTCAATTGCATCTGCAGCATTTAATTCAATATGATACATATATGATGTCGGTTCAAGCATCGGTCTTGCTTCTTCAACAATTTTAAATGCAGTCCCATTACCGTCAACTTCTAATAACAGTGTATCTGGTCCATTGTATTCTAATTCCATAACTTTATTATCTGAAAAGTCATCGATATAAATTTCGTTTGGTATTTTTTGTGTAAATTTCTGTTTCATTATTATTCCTATATTTTATCTGTAAGTAACACGTACCATACCCATACGCCCTGCATCGCCACAGCCGGTAGTATTTCCGCCCATTGCATGATGCGCAAAACCGCCTGCTCCGGGAAATTGTTGAACTGACGTACCATTTATTCCGCCACTGCATAGACAGCCTCCTAAATTATTTTCACTAGTAAAACATACTCGACAGCCGCAATTGCTCGCGCTGTCAAATGCCCCGGTATGCGTTGTATTAATTACTGGCGGATTCGTAAAATGTCCATATTGGTTAGTGTCCAGACATAACCCACCATGTAGTCCCGGAATGCCCATAAGTTTTCCGTTTGTTGCACATCCATAAAAATTAACTAGTGAGTTTCTATGAACTACGACTTCGCCGCATGTAGCGCATGAGTTACTGCAATAATTATTACTACCACAAACACATGGGCCGGCAGTAGTACCACTATTTGGATAGTATTCAATAGTACACCAATAACCGCCACCAGCTGATCCGTAACACCCTTGATCTAATATTGATTGCCAGTGAAAATTGGCGCCACCTTCGGCACATACATTACACATTCCAGTACCGGTTACATAGGATGCACATCCGCGGCCGCAATAGCTACTGCCGGGTGTTGGGTAACAGCAAGTCGCACACCCTGCACATAATGTATATACAGTACCAGCAGTAACTGGCATAATAACAGATACATACGCACCTGTTCCGCCATTGTTTGCGCCACCACAACAGCATCCGGCATTGCTGCCGCCGCCTGCACCCCACATTTGAAATTGTGCGCAGGTTATCCCGTTTGGTACTGTCCACGAACACGATGCACCACATCGAAAATAGCCACTTGTATCGCAAACTAATACGGTTCCCGTCACGCCACCGGTCATCATCGGAATAGAACACCATAATGATACATTACACGGTGTTTGATTAATTTGCGATTGAAGGAACGAACTGGCTGCAGCTATACAACCACTTGAGTATGCAGTTGCATACGCAGCTGAGTATGCAGCTGTGTACTCGCCTGAATTTAATAATGTTTGATTTTCTTCTAAATACGCATTTAATGTTAAAACGTCAATTGTCATTTGTTGTTATCCTTATACTGCAGTTACTGTTGAAATACCGCCTGCTGCTGCATACGTTATAGTTACTGTTTTAGTTACACTGTTATATAATTCACTGTAACTAGTTACTCTTTTTTGTGTATCATATGTAAAATTTGATCTACTAACTGCACCATCAACTTCTGTTGATACTAATCCGGTATATACACCAGTTGTATAAAACGTAACATATGACGAGATAGCTTTAGTTGGGGTTGGATTTGCAGCATCTACATATGTTTTATTTGCTGCATGGCCGCCGGCTGTAGGAGTAGGAACAGATACTGCTGCAGAAAATGTTGATGTTCCAGCAGAAACAGTTAACCCGTTGTTAGCAGATAATGATGAAAATGCTCCAGAACTTGCAGTAGTTGAACCGATTGATCCAGGTGCAGCAAATGTTGCTCCATTTAACGAACTAGCATTTAAATTAGCAACATTAGTTGTTGATGTAACAGTAAATGGAGCAGTACCAGTAGCAATTGTCGATGTTACTGTACTAAATCTACCTGTACCTGCAGTAGTAGCACCGATATTCATATTATTAATATTACCGGTTGTACCTGATGTAATTGTTATAGTACCGGCGCCAGTTGTAGTAATACTTTGATTATTAGTTCCAGTATCTGCAGAAATTGCACCAGTAAATGTAACAGTACTGTTTGCACCTAATGTTGAAAATGCTCCAGAACCTCGTGTACTAGCACCAATATTTATATTATTGATGCTACCAACAGTAGTAGGTGCTATAGTAACTGCACCTGCTGGACTAATTGTAACAGTACCTGTTCCAGTTGGACTTAATGTAACTGTTTGATTACTAGTAATTGCACTAATGTTACCATATAAATTAGTAGTAATGCTAGCGGTACCTAATGTAGTTGCACCTGCTGGACTAATTGTAACAGTGCCTGTTCCAGTTGGACTTAATGTAACTGTTTGATTACTAGTAATTGCACTAATGTTACCACTAGCAGTAAACGTAGTTACTGCCACTGGACCGCCTTGGTTATCAGTTAATACATAATTTGTACCATCCGATTGCAAGCCAAAAGTAGAAACATTTGGCAATGTTTGCGAAGTTGCAGCAGTTAACCCATTACCAATAATATTGCCATTTGGGGTAGAAATTGTTACGTTACCACCCGTTGCGTTGTAAAATGTCTGCACTGTTCCTGGGACTGCTACAGGGCTAGCGAGTGTTACAGTATAACCAGAAGTTCCGCTTAGTGTTATTAACCCAGATGTGAATGCATATGTGAAAACAATTGCACCAGTAACACTTAACGACGGTGCTGCTGTATTAAATCTTGCCATATCTTTATCTCTCTAATATTTACGTAGTTGATGTTTCAATACCGTATACTGTACAACCAACACCTGCGGTATCTGAATATACTACTATATTTAGTCCAGCATTTAGCACTAAACCTGTTCTTTCAAACACACCATTAGGAACAACTACTGTGTCATATTCAATCCATTCTTGTACGTTAGGAGTAGCAATTGATGCAATTGCTACTCTTATTTTAATTGCAGTTGCATTTCTGTTTGTTAACGATACATTACAAACAGTGTAATATCCGGTTGGTACGGTATACACTGTTGTATTAGTTGTTGCAGCAATTGCAAAATTGCTAAGTCTTCCTGTTGCCATTAATTTATTTCTCCATTATCGTTGCATAAAGAATGAAAGTGCAACTGGCGCGCCGTCAATGCCGCCTGTGAAATTCATCTTAGCTGTTACGTTTATTTGACCACCATTAGTAGTCGATATTGTATTATTCGCAATATACACAACACCAGCTGTTAATGTATTTACGTTTAATGAACTTAAACCGCCACCAATTTGTGATGTAATATATGATTTAATTGCTCGTTGTGTAGGTAAAATACTATCACTATTTGCAGTAAAATACGGATCTGTTGAGAACTGCGTAATTACTGCACTTCCAATTCCTAATGATACTGAACCTAATTGCAAACTTTGTAGTCCTGATAAATTAAATGCACTAGCATTTAATGTTGCAGTACCTGTTGATTGTTGCACGCCAAACAAGTTACCTACATTAAAGTTACCATCTTGATCTGTACTCGTAAAGAACACACGACCACCGCCACTTGCTAATTCTTGTTTTGCAATATCTGCAGTTGTTGGAATTACATATGGGAAGTTAGTAGTTGATTGGTTACCTGTTCCGATATACAAGAAATCATGTCCTGTTAACCGTACTTGACTATATTTATTCGTTGTTGTAATCGTATCACCGTATGCCGGTGCAAGTAATACACTAAGTCCTGGACTAATCTGGAACGTTGCACTGTATTCTCCAGCGTTTCCTAATACATTACCAACAGATACTAATTTATACCATGTGTTAGGTATTGACGCGAACGATATATTTGATCCAGCTTGTGGTACTGAAAACAAATTGTTAACTGTAATATATGTGCTCGGTTGATATAAATCAGCATATCCGTCACCTAATGTAATTGCAGTTGCTGTTGTGTTGCTAGTACCTCTATTACTAAACGATGGATTACCTAATGCACCGTCGCCTGTCCTAACAGTTAACGCTGCAGTAATTACTTTATTAGGATCAGTTTGTGTTAATATAGGTCCTGCTCTATATGTACCAGTTAACGTAGAATTAATTAATGTTATCGCAGTTGCACTACCTGCAGTTGCACTAACTTTAAATTGTGTACTTGTAATAGTTGATCCAATTACATAGTATGTAACACCTGCAGTTAATCCACTAGCACCAGTCTCTGTAAATACTACAGGTTGCCTATCTATTAAGTTCTCTGTATTATCAACAGTAATTAAGTTTGTAGTTATTGTTGATGCAGTTACTGTACCCTTTGGATAACCTGAACCAGGTTCAATTATTCGTATTTCGCTTAATATGCCTGATAATGCTTTCATTCTGCCTAGTGTTTGCGCACCAGTACGAATCGAAGCTGCAGTTGTACCTGAAGTAGCTGACGTTGCAACCCATAACGGATTTCTTGAAATGCTACCAAATGCTAAACCTTTCCAATTTGTACTTGTACCTGGCATTGTTCTTAAAGTCCAGTTAATACCGTCTGGGCTAGTAGCTGCAGATGTAGATGATTGTGCAATTACAAAGAACACACCTTGTCCATATCTAATAGTTGACCAAGCATTACCACCAGGTGGTAAGCTGGCCGAAGTTGTCCAAGTAGTACCGTTATCAATACTAAATGCAGTAACTCTTGCGCCGCTTGCAACTGCAACAAATCTACCATTACCGTATGTAACACTTGTCCATGTTGTATTCGATAGTAAACTACCGCCTGCACTCCACGATAAGCCATTTGTTGAAATTGCAGTAACTAAGTTTCCTGTCGAAATTGCAACAAAGTATCCATTACCATATGCAACAGCAGAATATGTACCTGCGCCTAATGTTGGAATTGTACGCGAAACCCATGTAACTGCATCAGTGGTTGATGCTGCACCCGATGTGCCTCCAACTGCAACGTACACCCCATTACCATATGCAATATCTGCATACGCTTGAGGAACTGTTGTACTAGCAGTCCAGTTAGTAGTTGCAGTCGATGATGCAGATAAAAACGCTGCAGCTGCTACATTAGACGCAATAGTAACATATTTTGCAGTAGGATCAACAAAAGATACAGTCGGAGTAGATGTATAACCGCTTCCGCCATTATTTCCTATTGTAATACTACTAACACCATTATTAGTTAACACTGCAGTACCAGTTGCTTGATTACTAGAGCCGCCACCTGATAATGTTACAGTCGGTGCTGATGTATAACCAGTACCCCATGCAGTAACTACAAGTTTTGTAACTCTATCAGTTGCAGCAGATATAGTAGGAGCTACTGCATATGCAGTACCGTTGCTTATAATTGTTACACTAGTAATTGAACCATTTAATACTGCGCAAGTTGCAATTGCACCAGTTCCACCACTTACTGGAGTAAAGACAATAGTTGGCGCTGTGTAATACCCAACACCGCCATTAACAATAGTTACGCTTAATACTTGATCTGCACCCGGTGCACCAACACTGTTTGCACTACCTAATACTGCTGTAAGAATTGCGCCAGAACCGCCTAGACCACCAATAACTGCATACGCAGTAGCACCTTGTCCGCCGCCATATACTACATTAGCCCAGTTAGCAGATGACGGTAATGTTCCTCCTGCAGCCCATGTTTTGCCATCATTTGAATACTGTGTTAAATTACTAGTAGCAGTAGCAATAGAAATATAACGACTATTACCGTAAGTTGCAGCACCCCAAGTACCGGTTGTTGATAAGGTTCTTGCCGTTGCAGCATACCCCGGATCAGTATAACTAATTCTTGGCTCAATACTATATTGAGTAGTTAAATCTAACGTAGATACAATAGCAGTTCCTGCAACTACATGATCCCATCCTGCAGCATATAATGTAACGGTTAATCCTGATCCAGTTGCTGTAATAGTAACTGCAGATCCACCTAATACAGTGCTTACTGCAAATTGTGTACTTGAAAAGTTTGCAGCAATAACATAATATAACGTATTAGCAGTTAACCCATTACCAGTAGTGTTTAAATAAATTGGCATTCCTACATACATCTTAGCAGTGCTAGCAACAGTTAACAAATTATTTGTAATTGCAGTTGCGGTTACTGTTAAATTAGTAAAGCTATCTTTATATACTAATGCAATTTTTGTACCATTATTATATGATAAAATATTACCATATTGGCCAACACCTGAACCTGCTGTAAGTTGTATTCTCATACCTGTATATGCAGTGCTCAACGCAATATCAGTAGCTGCAATAGTAATATAGGTAGATGTACCATTTTGAGCAGCGTTGATTGCAGTACCATAATTAGTACCACCATACCCGTTACCATCATTTAAATCAATAATTCTAGTTTCAAATACAGCAGCATCACGGAATTCGTCAGCTGTTGCTGCAATATTATATCCAGAACCACTAATTGTCATTACAGTATTTGTATAATTGCTACCAGCATTACTATATTCAAGACGTAACACTTTATTTGTTCCATCTGTAAATACATTGGAAATTTGTGCTTGTTGTGAATGATTATCTAAAATACAAGTGATTGGCAATTCAGTTACATCAGTTCCTTCGGCAATAACACCCCAAGTACCGTATGAACTATTACCATTTGTTGCACGAATCCGTCCACCTAATTCTGCCAAATAACCAGAATACCCGTAATATGAGAACACTGATACTAATTCAGTAAGTGAATTATTACCTGTACACCATACACCAATACCATCTGATAACACTTGTGTATAATCATTAGCAACTACAGATCTATTACCACCATTATGTAACGCGCCATCAATTTTTAAACCTACGCATCCTGTACCAAACGTAGTAACGTTTTGTACATATGGTGATCTAGTTATGATCCAGCTATTTGAATCATTTGGTCCAAACCCTGGATCAAGTGACACATATGCACCTGCAGTTGGACGTTTAGTGCCGTATGCATTTGGATTAGTTAATGTTCCAACTAAACCACTAGTTGTTAAATTTCTTAAACCAGTACCATTCCGTACTAAAAGCATGTTGCTTGCTTGTGATCCATTAATTTCATTTTTAAACAATTCGACATATCTTAAACTTTTATAGTTACCTGTATATTGTAAATCATATACAATACCATTTAACAAATATGTAAGATCAGTAATAACTTTATTAGGACTAAATGAGTATGCAACTGTAAATCCCGTAGGAGATGAGCTAGTTACAGATACTGGAGGATATACTGTACCTTGATTACTGTTTAAATACCCTGCAACTGCAGTAACAGTAAATGTAGTAGGCGACGTAACAGTTAATACATAGTAGGTAGTGTTAACAACTAGTCCACTTGTACTTACACCGGAAAATACTACCGGATCGTTAACTACAAAATTATGAGCTGCACTTGTTGTAATTTCATTAGACCCGGTAGTAGTTGTAGTAACATTACCACCAAATCTAGTTTTATACAACGCAACTGCTTCTGCTGTAAGAAATGGAATATTTGCACGTAAAATCTCTGAACCTTTAATTATACCTAAATTATTATTATATGTTACAGTTCCGTTGATTTCAGGTAAAATTCCTGAACCAAATTCTAACATTTTAATAATTAAATAAATTGAAGTATCTATTCTAGACAACTGAGACGAATAAACTGAACTAGATAATGTACTAGAAAGTAATGTTTCTAAATAATTTAATGATGCAATCGTTGCAGTTTTTTCATATCCTTGTACTTTGTAATCTTGTAGTCTGTTATATGCACGGCCTGTGTGTATTCCTGCATAATTACTACCTAACAGCATATCTAACAGTGTTGCAATTACTACACTATTCACATCGCGCGATACGTATAATGAAAGGTATTGCAACGCTGAAAAATTAGTAGTTAAATATGTAACAACTGATGTTTGATATGTTGATATTAGAGAAGTAACTGCAGTATACGCAGCAATACCAGTCGAGTTAACCCATGTTAAACTTGGCATAACAATTTTTTGAAGTTTAATCGATAATCCAGTACCATTTGTAAATGTAGTTAATGCAGCGCCATTGTAACTTGCTGATAATTTAAATGTATTTGTATTAGACGAAACTACAAAATATTGTGTACCATATCCAATAACAGTTGAAACTAATCCGTTTGAAGTTGCTTGTGGTATAACAATGTCGCCATTATTTAAACCGTGTCCGTTTGATGTAAATGTATCAAGTGTTGCAATAGTAGTTACTGTAACTACAGGAGCACCGTTAGTTAAACCATTAGTGATAAAGTTAGTAATTATCGTAGTTAATGCAGCAATTTGAGTAGCATCTTTTAGTGCTCCTACTATTTGTGTAATAGGCGGAACAACTTGCGGTATAACAACTTGCAGCGGACTACTAACGGTGTTACCTATTACAATCAATTGTAATAGTGTACTAATATACCCAACAGTATTAACAAATGCAGTAGTAAACCCTGATGTTATTTGTGTACCATATAGTGCCGAATAGTATGACATTCCTGCGTTCTGAGACGCCCAATTACCTCCATACATTAAATCAAATTTAATTGCATCTAATATATAGCTAGCATCTCGTTGTGTTTTTGTAACAGAATATGTAGAATCGGTAGTAATTGATGAATAGTTTGTATCAATATATGCAATAATTTCAGCTAATACAAATTGTCTATTTGATTCAATTAAACCAGCTGCTGCAATTGCATCAGAATACGTAGCCGCAACTACGCCGCCTGTTGTAACTCGTGTTACATTAAGAACAATATCATTTACCGGAGTTGCGCCACCAATACTAGTGCCTAATATTTTTATTTTACTAGAAGTAGTATAATTTGCCCCAGCAGATGTTGGTGTAACCGTGTATGCATAATATCCATTGGTATTAGTAATTCTGTTTATAGTAAATGCAGCGAATCCATCACCACCTCCTGATATTACAGTACCTGGTACACCAGTATATGATGATGCAGGTAATGCCGGTTGTGGCATTGTAATGTTTGGAGGTGACGCACCACCTGTTAAGAAATTACTAATATCATCAATTGTTGTTTGTAGTTGAACAGATGCACCACTTGCAGCAATTTGTTTAGCTTTATAATACATAAAGTTAATTGAACCAAGTGTTAATTTTAATTCATTAGTAGATCTTAATGCAATTTCACGTGTAGTTGCTCTATTATATAAACGACCTGTTTGGATTGCATTAAAGTTTGTACCAAAAATCATATCATATGCTAAATTATTAATTATTAAACCAGCATCACGATATGCCAATGTAGTACTAAATGGTATAGATTGAAAATATTTCTGGCACCAAGATACTGCATCTGATTGGATATTGCTAGATTGGCTAATTAACGCATTATAAGCAGTTTGTAATTCAGAACTAGTCCAACCAGTATATGGTGCAACTCCTGTATCACTAGTTCCGTTATTAATCCAATTAATAATATTTTGTAATCTTTCTTCTGCAAATTTTCCAGCATTTACAGAACCTGCAGTTCCTGATACATTTTGTGTAATAATAAATTGTGCAGTAGAAAGTACTGTTTGTTGTATGATTGGCGAAATGATAGTTTTTAATCGAGTAATTGCAGTAACAAATGGTGTTTTGTCAACTGATAAAATGCTTAATACATACAACGAATAATACGAACTACCTGCAATGTTACTTTGAGAATTACCACCATATGTTAAATCATAAATTAATGAATCTAAAATATAAGAAGTATCTCGATATCCTTTTGCATCAAATGCAGATGTAACAGTTCCTTGACCAACGATAACTGCTGAAATCTCAGCTGCAATAAACGCATAGTTTTGTTGAATTTGTGTAATTGCATCTCCGTAACCGGTAGTGTTACCTGTTAAATTTCCACTTGCGCTATACGCAACATTTATTAATGTGGTATTATAGCCAGTCGGCAATGGACGGACAATACTTGATTCTCCACCCAAACCGTTTGCTACTAAGCCGTATACAATATCAAAACTAGTTTTTAAATTACTAATTGCAGTCAACGACCCTGTGCTACCTGCAGGTAATGTTGTAACTTGTGCAGTAGTATTTCCACTAGTAGGTGTAATTGTAGTATTTGCAATTAAATTTGGAATTACTGTTTTAAACCGTGTTAGTGCTAATTGTGTTTTTAATGCAGATGTTGCTATATTAGGATTAGCAAGTGCAGGTTGTATTACAGTATTACGTAATTCATCGCCTACGATTGCAGTATTTGCAGGTAGCACGATTGGTAAAATTTCAGTATATGTTCCAGTCTTAACTGATATTGTTGTATTTGGAACAATTGCAGTTGGTACTGCAGCTGCAGATCCTGAAGTAAGACCAGTAGTAACAATTGAAACTAAATTCTGTGCAGTACTAACAACTCCAGTTTCTGCAGTAATTGTTAAATCAGTAATTTGTGCAGCAGTAACGCTTGCACCATTTAATATTTGATAATTAAAAGTTGGAATAGTATTGGTTAATACATTTCCTAATAATGTTGACAAATAATTTACAGCACTGGTAAATTGTAATACTTCATATCCAGTAGTTGTAGTAATATAAGTTGTACCGGCGGTATTAAAATATGCTAATGCAGCAGCAGTAGTTTTTTGTGTACCCAATCTACTTAAATCATGTGCAACTGCTTCAACGATAATACCTGCATCACGTTCAGCTTTTGTTTGATCGTAATAAAATGTACCGGTATTTGTTCCCGAACCACTTGCAGTAAATGCAGTTCCACCAACTGCTGTCGAAATAGTAAATAATGTTGAACTAAGAATCTGTTTAACATAATACGTCGTAGATATTGACACGTTACCAGTTGTATTTGCAAAACGAATTGGCATATTTACAGATAGCATTGCTGTATTAGGTGAGGTTAACGCGCCGCCTGATGTACCAGTAATTGAAACTTTATATGTATACGATAAAAAATTATTAACTTCTTTAATAATAAATTGCTTGTTTCTTAGTATTAATGATTTAGCATTTGGATTTTGATATCCATGTTCAATCTGATGACATGCAAACCTAACTGATTTCCACGGTTTATCAATAGTTAATCCTGCCTGAGGAGCAGCAACATCAGATCCTAATGGCCCTACATACACTAAATTATTAATTAATCCATAATTTGACCATGTTGGATAACCATTAGTAACACGCAGAATTTGGCCTTCAATACCGACTGGCAATCTAGTAGGACCAGTTTGGCCATAATATAACATATCGCCTTGAGTTGTCAATGCGTTAACATCAGATCCTAATGCTAATGCATTCCAATTTGTGCCAGAGGTGTCGTTATCCGGTCTATTACTAGGTACTGCAGTATGAGTAAGTGAACAAATGTAACTGTTTGCACCAAACGTTACAACATCACCTAGAGAATAAGAAATACCCAATGTCCAAGTTACTGATTTACCAGTCCATGTAATATCTGTTATTTCACCAGATGTAGCAGTAACTGTAATAAGAATATCGTTTACTGGTGATAGACCGCCTACTGCTGAACCTAATATCTTAATAGTATTACCAGTAACATAACTAGTACCTGCATAACCTGAAGTTACAGTTATTGTATATACAGTTTTAGAACGTACAATGTTAAATTGTGCCCCGGTACCAGAACCTGTTACGTTAGTACCAGATACTGATGTATACGTTTGTGCATTGTTTGTCCATGAAATACCAGAATTTAATTTACTCCATACTATACTAGGAGGTAAATCATTAGTGCTATCAAATAGTGCTACATATGTATATCCATGCAATCTTACTACATCACCGATCTTATATGCAGTTGTACTATCCCAATCACTTCTAAAATTAAAACCAGTAGTAAATACATCCCAATCGTTAGGATTAGCTATCGGTGCTTTGTTTTCATGAACTGTTTTTGCAACATACGTATAACCACCATAAGTAACAATGTCACCTACTTGATACGTTGTTCCATTGTTCCATGAGTTTTCAAATTGAATACCTGCAACAAATATACTCCAATTGCTTGAATCATCAATAAAAGTAGATGATGTATGAAACAATGTACAGATCCATAAATCTGCACCATATTTTACTACATCATTTAATTTATATCTTGTAGATGTAGTCCACATTCCAACATATGAAATACCATCACTAAACACAGACCATTTTGATAAATCAGGTTCTAATCCAAGTGTTGTACTGGCACTACTAATATGATTTAAATTACAAATATATGTAATACCACTATATTTTATTAAATCATTTAATTTGTATCTACTATTAGGTGCCCATTCGCCTGTCCAATTAAATGAAGATGCAAATACAGTCCATTTTGAAAAATCATATTCTAACCCTAAATATGTAGGAGTTACATAAGTTGCAGAAGTGTGACCTGTTGAACAAATATATACAATACCGCCATTTTTTACTTGATCGCCTGCTTCATACGCTGTAGATGGAAGCCAATCGCCCCTCCAACTTGTGCCATCTGCAACTAAATTCCATTTACTCGGTATTGTAGAAATATCAGTAGTAAAGCTAGCCGCAGCCGTATGATTTACTACACAAATATAACTTTTACCACCCCTGTTTACCACGTCGTCAACTATGTAAGATGTTCCGGTAGTCCAAGGACCTTGCCATACAAATCTAATTCTACCTAACTTAAATTCAGCCATTTAATACTCCAACTATGTATATTATCATATATTTATCCCGCATTACTCACGTTTAACGTTTCCATGATTTTATAAAGAAACTTAGTGCTGCTAAATCTCCATCCACACCGCCAAATTGGCCTTGTATGTTTACTTTATTTGTCATTTTAACTAGCCATCCGCTATTTCCTTCACCGAGTGTACTTCCAATTTTATTAGCGCCACCGACAACTACAGTACCTGCTATTAATTGTCCAGTAAATGTATTTGATCCACCTTGTGACAATCTTGCTGTTAGATAACTTTTAATTGCTCGTTGCGTAGGAAGAATTGAATTTGAATTAGCTAAGAATGTCGGATCAGTACTAAATTGTTCAATTACTACCGCAGATGCACCAACAGCAACACCACCTATTTTCAATTGTGATAATCCTTGCAATCCAAATTGCGATGCACTTAATGTAACAATACCAGTTGCTTGCTCTACTGCAAACAATTCACCAACTTTAAAGTTACCATCTTGGTCAGTTGACGAATAAAACACCCTACCATTATTTGTTTCAACTGTTTGGTTTTGCGGCATTAATCCGGTTTCACTTGGTAATCCTGGGTAACTCGATTGGTATGTATTGCCGTACCCTATATTTAAAAAGTCATGATTTGTTAATCGTACTTGACTATATTTTTCTCGAATTATAAACGATGCTCCATGGTTAGGAGAAGTAGTTATTGTAAATCCAGGTGACACTGTTAACAATGCACTAAGATTTGGAGCTGTTGTGCCGTTTAATATAGTCGATGATGCCACTTTGTACGTTTGTGAGTTTCCATTAATTGTTAAATTATCGCCAGGTGCAGGTAATGATGTTAAATTAGTACAATATAACGATATACCAAGTTGATAATCATCAGCATATCCGTTACCAACTACTGATATTAACGTAGATGATGTATTATAACCAGAACCTCGATTAACAAATGTTGGGCTAGCTAGTACTCCTGAACCAGTACGTAATGTTATTGATACTTCATTTGTATTATTCGGATCAGCAACTACGATTGTTGGAGCATTTATATAATTTGATCCTGGCTCCCATATACTTAATTTGGAAATTGCACCATCTTTTGTAATAGCCCGTGCTTGCATGCAGCACCCTGCAGAAATTATGCTAACATATGAATTAGCCGAAATACATATAAATTTCCCAGCGTTAGCACTATTATAGCCAAATGCCATATCGGTACGTATTCCAGCAGTTGGTAACGGGTATTTTGATGACCATATAATACCACTTTCGCTTGTGTAACTAGATAATGATTCTCTTACTGCAACAAAAACACCGTCACCGTATCTAAGAATTGATGATGCAATTGCGTAAGGTGATGCATACCAAGTTGACCCATTAAAACTGTATAATGGTGTTGCAGACGTACTCGACACTATAACAAATCGACCATTACCAAACGCAATAGATGACCAATTTCCGGATACTGGTAACACTACTACTGTCCATGTTGCTCCATTGGTTGTGCTATACGCCGCAGTAGTACCACCTGTTGCAACTGCAACAAAGATACCAGCGCCATATGCAATATCTGACCATGTAGTACTTGATAACCCTGATCCTGATACCCATGTTGATCCAAAATCTGTAGAATATGCAACATTTGCTGTTGAACTAGTAATAGCAACAAATGTTCCATTACCGTATACTAGATCAGACCACGTACTAATTGATGGTAAATATGCAGTTTTCCATGAGTCTCCATTAGTTGTAGATACTAATACAGTTGACCCACTTCCTGTGCCTGCACTTGAAATAATTACCCAATATGTGTTACCATATGCAATATCAGTCCATGTTGCAACTACTGGTAAAGTTAAATTAGTCCATACTTCGCCATTAGTAGATGCATATGCAGTCTGACTAGATGTTTGAATTGCAATAAATGTGTTGTTACCATACGCAATTCCTATTGCACTAGCAAATGGTGCAACTGATAATGCAATTTCAAAATTAGGTAAAGAACTTGTAATTTTAGGTTCTATAAAGTATACACTAGATGAATCAAAATTAGTAACTATCGGAGTACCTGCATTAATATGATCCCAACCAACTTCACCAATTTGCATTAGACCTACTGCAGTAGTTACTGACACTGCAGTTGATCCATTTGATGTAGCAGTTATTGTAATAGTGTTGGGTGATCCAACATTAATTGTTTTTACATAATATATAGTACCTGAAGTAACTCCACCAAATAACGGAGCACTAAATGTGCCAACCATGCTGCCAGATGCTGCCGATAATGTTAATTTAGGCGATGTACTTGTGCCAACCATTGTACCACTTGCTGTAGATAATGACACTGTTCCATTAGCAGTTTTAACAATTAGTGAGCCAGTTGCACTAGATAGATTATATGCTGCTCCGGATGTAGTAGTTGAAATAGTAAATGATACTGCATCATTTACTACTTGAATATAATATATTTGTTCACTAGTAATTCCGCCAAATGCTGGCCCAACAAATATAATCGGATTGCCTACTACAAATCCAGCAGTTGAATCAACTGTAATTAGATTGCTTACTTCGGTTGTTGCAGTTGCAGTTCTTAAAAGTAATGAGCTAGTTAATGTAATGCTAGTTACGGTAGGAATTTTGTGTATATAATATTTTGTATGTACAACGATTCCGCCAAATGTAGTACCTGTAAATATAATTGGTGTAAATGGTTTTAAATTTACTGATGTATCAATTGTTAACGAATTATCAATACTACTAGTAGCATTTGCAATTATACTTACTAATGACGATGCCATTGTAAAATTAGTAGAATCAATAACATCTTGTATATAATATGTGGTACCAACTTTTATACCGGCCATTGTAGCACCAGTATACTGGATTGCATAGTTTACAACCATGTTGGTTGTTGGACCAATTATATAACTTGTAGAATTTGGATAATTTAATGTCATTAATCCAATTGCAGAAACTAATCCTAATACAACACCGCCATTTGAAGTCGAAATATTAATTGTTGCAGTATCAATAATACTAACAATATAATAAGAGAAATTAGGTGTTATATTACTAAATGTAGTACCGGTAAACGTTATAGCCATACCAACTCGTAATTTAGCAGTAGAACTAACAGTTAATGTGTTTATAAGTCCACCAATTGCTACGCTTACAGTTATTTGATCTTGTCCAACAGAAGTTATTGATGTAGTAAACGTTGCCGGAATAAATTGAATTGGCTGATTTACATATAAGGTTGTAACATCTGCAGACGAATTTAGTGTTATTAAATTAGTTCCACTTGTAGTATTTGTAATAGCTAACGGTGTAATAGATTCTTTTAATACATACGCATTTTTACTTACTGTATCATATGCTGCAATGTAACCATATTGGCCGGCTCCCGTACCGCTATTAACAAATAATCGCATACCAACATAGTTATTAGCAACGTTAACATCAGATTGTGCTAATGTAATATATGTTGATGTGCCACCTTGGGCATTATTAGATGAATTTATATAACCAGATCCTCCTAACCCTAATCCGGTATCAAAAATGCGTGCTTGAAATACTGCATTAGATCTAATTTCGTTACCTTCAACTACAACTCCGGTTCCTGCTCCAGTAATTCTATAATTAGCATAACTGCAATATCGTTGAGTTGACGTTTCTAAATAGAATGACGCAGTTGATGCTCGTTCAACTTGCGCACCGTATACATATGTATATCCAGTAGTACCACCTGCTCGAGATCTTGGGTAAATTCTAAATTCTAAAGTTGTGTTTAGTGCTAATATATCATATACAGTAAATGAAATACGATACCACCCATTTGTTATTGGAATAACTGAGTATTGTGTAGGAACTACGCCGCCGCCATCTTCGCTACTAACAGTTGCTGTGTTAGAATTAAAATTATATGTAAGTTGACTACCTTTTGTAGATGAACCTAAGAAAAATGCATATAGTGAAATTGCTGCTGCATTACCTTTTTTGCAATATATACTTAAAGTATATGGTACTATTGTATTAGATGGTATAATTCCTGATAACATTACAGTTTGAATACCAGTTCCTGTTAATGATTGAACAGTTATGGTAATATCATTTGTACCAGCATTGCCGCCTACTAAATTGCCAGGAATAGAAATAGTGTTATTTACAACATAGCCCGAACCTGGTAAATTTACAGATACTACGTATTCTGCAGAAGTAACTGTAACATTAAACGTTGCACCAATCCCCGAACCGCTAATATTTGTTCCGCTAATATTTGTAAACACCTTTCCTGATGGTGGAATTGAAATTTGCTGTGCTACTTGTCCTGCATCGTATGCAGATGATGTAGTAGTTAACATCCACCCATCTGATAATCCGGAAGGTGAAATAGTATTTTGCGCAATAGATACAAAATTATCAATATTCCAATTGGTAAGGAAGTTATTGCTGTTCTTAATAAGATTAGTTACAGGATTATTGTAATTGCTGCCTGCATGATCGTATTGAATTTTTAAAATATTAGAATTTGCTCCTAATGAACTTACTACACTAGCAGTTGCTTGAGTAGCACGATTATTAACTGTTCCAATTATTGGAGATTCAGAATTATCATAACCTTCTGATATAACACCATAAGTACCGTAAGAACTATTACCATTTGTTGCACGGATTTTACCACCATTTTCTGCCATGTATCCTGCGTATCCATAATACGAAAACACTGATACTGCTTCGACAAGTGCATTACCGCCATAACACCATATGCCAATACCATCTGAAATAATTTGTGTAAAATCATTACATACTACTGATCGATTTCCGCCATTGTGCAAGGTTGAATCAATTTTTAAACCAGTAACACCTGTTCCAAAAGTAGTAACATTTTGCACATATGGCGATTTTCTAAAAATCCACGCACTTACATCATCAGGACCTGCACCGGGATCTAAACTAACATACGAGCCGCCTGTTGGTCTACGTGTTAAATATTGATTTTGAGCAGTTAACGTTCCTAACAACCCGGTAAGTGTCATATTTCGTATACTAGTGCCATTTCTTACATAAAACATATCGTTTAATGCGTTGCCACCATATACATTCATAAATCCTGTATTTCTTGTAAGTGTAACTCGAGTAACACTGCCTGCTGTTAAACTTACTGCAAACGATGTTTCTGTAATAGAATTGCCAATTACATAATATGTTTGCCCAGGAGTTACTCCGCCTAATATAGTACTTAATTCACCTACTGGATTTATTGATACAAACTGTATAGGAGTACCATCTGCCATATGAACTGTAGTGCCAACTGTAAATAAATTCTGGTCATCATCAGTATGCGTACACAAGGTGTTAATGGCATCTATAGGTTGCACAACTGTACTCCTAAGTTCTTCTCCCATTAGTGTAACATTTGCAGATATAGTAATTGGTAACAATTCAGAATACGTTCCAGATTTTACAAAAATAGTAGCTGCTAACCCTTGGTTAGGCGACGGCACTAATGAAGTATCTTGATTTAACAATGCAGTAGAAATAATAGTTTGCAATGTTATTAATTTAGAAACTGCAGTCGTTTCAATTAATTGATTTGGAAAAATTGTTTGAGTAATCGGTGCCGGAACAGCATTAATTAATTGGTAGTTGTTATTAGTCGGTAACGCAGTATTAGACATTACTAAATTAATTACTGTAAATAATCTTGATAATGCTTCAATGAATATTGGCATATTAGCTGCAACACCAGCAGTAACAAACGCATTATTTTTTTCTTTTGAAAAAAATGTAAATGTTGCTGCAACTGTTTGACTATTTGCACCTCGAGAAATATCATATATAAATGCGGCTACAATAAACCTAGCATCACGTAGTGTTTTAGTTTGGTCAATGACAGTAGATGATGAAAACGGAGCATAATTATTATATTTTTGAAATAACATCCATTGATATGTATCTGTAACTAAAAATTCAACATTACTTAATAATAATGCTCTTGCAGTTGGATTTAATGTTCCTAGGCCTACTTGTTGGCATGCATATGCAACGGTTTTCCATGGAATGTCCCATGTAGTACCTCTAGTTGGTAAATCTTCGCCATTAGTTGCTACATAAAATACATTTGGTGTAGTAAAGATGTTTGACCACGTTGGTGTAGAATCTACAGTTTTTAATACATTTGTAGACGCACCAATTGGTAATGCAACGTTTACTCCGTTATTACGTGTTAAAAATTCACCAGGATTATTTGTACCGTTGTAAATATCATCTTGTATATACAACACCCATAATGCATTTGATGTATCTAAATTTGGAGAATTTAAAATAGTAGAACTATGATTTGAAATACAACGGAATACGCCTTGGTTCCATCGTACTAGATCATCAACTGCATACTCGGTATTGCTAATCCATCTATTAGTCCAATTAATACCTGGTATTATTAGTTTCCAAAAAATGTAATTAACACCACTAAATGTTAATGGTTGTGCATTAACAACTGCATCATCTGGTTCTTCATTGAGTTGTACAGTAACATTATCTATAATTGAAACTACAGTCTGACCACGGGTAAACCCTGCACCGATGACGTTCATGCCAATTGTAATACCTGCAGAACTATTAACTTTAAGAGTTGTACCTAAACTTCCACTAGCAGTATATGTTGTTGATATTGCAAATGCAACTGGATTTTGCGCAGTGCTATTGGCAATAGCTGAATATACGCGACCATGATATCGTACAACTGCACCAATTTTGTAGGAAACAGCAGTACTCCAATCATCTTTAATTTCATAACTAGTCGTTAATAATGTCCAATTAGCTGATTCAATCGATGGTGCATTTCCAATGTTGTTTGATGTTTTATTAACATATAAGTATCCACCATATCTAACAGTATCATTTTTATCATACGTAGTTACATTATCCCATACAGAGTTATACTCTAACCCAGCTAACCATAAGGTCCAATTAGTTTCAGAAAATGAAGAACCTGAACTATGTCCACCGGTACTAATCCACAAATTAGAACCAACTTTAACAACGTCATTTAATTTGTATCTATATGCTGCTGTCCAAGATCCTTTATATTGAACACTTTTATTAAAAATTGCCCATGATGCGATATTAGCTTCTAATCCAATATCAATAGTTGATGCAGAGGTATGTGTAACAGAACATATATAGTTCATACCGCCATACTTAACAATGTCACCAATACCGTATAATGTACTAACCGCCCAGTTGCCTTTCCATACAGTAAACTGACCAAAAATATCCCAATTGTCATCACTAAAAGTACTATTAGATGTGTGAGGTGTATTACACAAGTAAACATACCCGCCAAAGATTACAATGTTACCAGTGCCGTAACTAGTAGTTGGTTCCCATGGGCCTACCCAGGTATTACCGTTAATCATTAACGACCAATATGGAGTAAACTCTCCGTCAGGTGTGTAATGTACTATATCTTGGTTAAAGTCGTCCGATGTATGTGGAACTATACAAACATATGTTTTACCATTAAATTGTACAACCATATCTCGGATATAGGTATAATTAGTTTGCCATGCGCCCGACCATGCAAATTTGAACCTGCCAATTTTAAATTCTGCCATTTTTTAATCCTATTAAATTCATATTGTTGTACTTATCCTATTTGAGATCCAGCCGGATACGAATATTCTTGATTAATGCGAACTACAAAGTTGCCTTGTTCGTCAATATAATAAAAAATATTTTTAGTATCCCATCTATATTGATCCCATTTTAAATTTTTATAATTTCTTGCATGGGTTATTTCATCGCGACCATCAAAGAAATCAACACCGTAATCAAATTCTTGATAATCTTGATTAGCTAATCCAGGTTCATTAATTACAACTGAATCGGTATCTGTAATTTGATCTATTTTTGCAAAGTATAAAGTACCGTCATCTGTTCTACGTAATGCTAAGAAATAGCGAGGATTATTTGCACCTAATAAGTCTGTTTGATTAACATCGCTGCCTACATAATATGTCATTGTTGTTTCCTTATATTACGTCAATATAGCTCATAACTAAATCTAAGCTATCGTCTGTATTTGATTGTATGTAAATTTCTGTTGATGGTCCTAAAACCAATTTTTCACCACCGTTAACTACTCGTAAACTTTGATTAGGTGGTAAAATTACGTTTTTTAAAAAAAAAGCACTAGTTAATGATTGAGTATCTGAAATTCTAACAGATGCCAGCACTATACTATTGGTTAAATTTGATAAACTAAATCCAATTACTGTACTATGTGCGTTTGATGAAGTAGTCAGTACTAATGTTTCAGTTGTACCAATACCTGTTTGTAATACGTTTCTAAATAATGTAGCCATATTTTATCCAAATAATAATGCTGAACTGATACCAATATCAGACGCATTTAAAAATGTTATACCTGCACCAGATATCCATAGTGAACCATTGTAAATCTCTATTGCATCTAGGTCTGTGTTAAATCGCATCATGCCTAACGTTGCATTTCCTGGTCGGTTACTCGTTGTACCGTATGGTATAACTACACCCTCGGTGCCATTAATTTTTACATATCCTGTACCTGTTTGTACAATTTCAGTAATTGCATTTGGTACTATGTTTGTGATTGTGTTGTTTCTAATTTTTAAATTGCCAAATTGAACACCACCGGTACCGGTAGTTGTAAAATTAAGATTACTATTTGCACTAATTGGGCTAATTGTGTTATTAGTAATTGTAATATAATCTGTTTGTACAGTAGGTGTATATAACTTAGTGCTGTCGATAGTAACTCTTAATGCATTATCAACATAAAATCTTAATACGTTATCATTAGCCCCTGGAGTATTTTCAGCAGTTATATACGTAGTGCCATCTAAATCTTGTATGCCGCTCAACTTTAACCAGTAGGTACCGTTCCACCCTTCATATCTACTTAACGTACTGTTGTAACGTATCATACCATTTGCACCAGTCGGGCGTTCTAATGTAGTACCAACTGGAATTTGCAAACTTTGTGTAGAGTTGATAATAACGCTACCGGTACTCTGCGGTGTTAAAATAATGTTCGTATTTGTTCCAACACTTGTAATGTTGTTATCTTTAAATTGTAAATCTTCTACAATAACGTTACCAGTGCCATTACTTTGAATACTTAAATCTGTATTAGTAGTATGTGTTGATATTGTATTTCCGGATAATAAAATATTAGGTAATTGAATATAGCCGGTAGTTGTAATGTTACCAATAACTGTAGTATCACCGATAGTAGTTAATGTACCAGTTTGGTTAATATTACCAGTTTGTGTAATATCACCAACGATTGTAGTATTCTTTAAATAGGAAGTACCGGTTGTAACTGTAAAATTATTTGTTACAGTTAAATTATTATTAATCTGTACGTTGTTTGATGGAATATAAATTCTACCAGTTGTACTTGCTGTTAAAATTAAATCATTATTTGCATTAGTTGTGCTAATAGTGTTATTATCAATTACTAACTTATCAATCTCAATACGATTTAAATAGGTATTTTTCCAAGTTAATGCAGCAGTACCTAAATCGTATGTTATATTTGTAGTTGGTACAATATCACTATCAACTTTTGCAACAAAGCTAATAGTATCTGATGGTTGATTACCGATAGTAATGTTGCCGCCAATCGTTACATCTCCAGTAACATCTAAATTGCCGGTAATAAGTGTATTGTTTTGTAGATTAATTGAGCCACTTGCAGCCGAAATATTAATATCGCCAGTTAACGAATCAATATTATTGTCATAAATTTTAATATTACCAGTTATAATATCAGCTGCATTTATTAGTGTAGTATAGACACCATCAGTAAATGTTATACCATTTGTTAACGCAAAATTAGCAGTAGTACCATTAAATGTTACTGCACCTGTTTTTTGATTAACTGAAAAGTAATCACCTACATTAAAATTACCTTCGTTATCAATATAGGTAAAATTAATTAATGCACGATTTAATTCTACAACTTCATTTTCGTCTATACGTAAGGTTGGATCATTTGTACCGTTTTTTCCAGATCCGATGTATGAAAAGTTGTGACTAATTAATACAACATTAATCCCATCACCGTCTCCATATATTCCATAATTACCATATACGTTTGCAGAACCAATTACTCGAACTTCTACGCCAAAGTCAGAATAGTTAGTAAAGGTAATACTGTTTGCAGTACCGCCTGCTGATGATCTAAGATCCTGTAAAGTTAACCCGTTGTCTAAAATAATTTGAGAATTATTAGTTCCGGCAAAATTTAACAACAATACAGTTGATGCATCGCTCGTTAATGCAACTGTAGGAATCTGAAATGGTGTAGATGTGTATTTTGCAACGCCTTTGCAAATCCTTACATCATCAATATAACCGTTAAATCCAGTCGTTGCATCAAATCTTGCGCCAATTCTAACAGGACCTTGTATATAATTATTTGTATCTGCATATGATGCACCGGTTTGATTACCGTCATAATAAATTTTAGTAATATTATTATGTTTAACTAGTGCAATATGTGTCCATGTAGTAGGTTGTATAATTGCGCCAGTAATGACAGTTGCACCATTAACGACATAACTTATTTGATTGCCTGTGTTAAGATATAAAACTGGTGAAACTGCAGGTGTTGAAGTACGCATATCAACTAATATTTGAAGTGTCCCTGGATTTCCTACACGATACACCCATAGTTCAATAGTAAAATCAGCCGTGCCAAAGTTAAAATCAGGTTGAGTAACAATGTGTAAAAAGTCAGTTGTACCATCTAAATATAAACTTGAACCACTAAATTTCGATTGGGTTGTTGAAATCTTAGCATTGCCGTTAGCATAAATTATTTTTTTTAAACGATCGCCAATTGATTCAAAGCCAAGTTGCTTTCCTGTAATGTTTACATAGTTAGCATCTACACTAGCAATTGTACCACTAGCAAGTATGGTGGTTCCGTTTGTTCCATAATAATTAACAGTGTTACCTACTTCCCAGGTTCCAGTTCTATTAGGTATCTTTAATCGTGTTAAACCTGAACCTGCAAACCCAGAAGTACCGGAATATACATGCATGCCTTTATCAGCAAAGTATGTAAACGAGTTAATTAACTCAATTCTAACACCATTAGTTGCAGTTATTGCTTCTTGATTTGGTGTAATAAATGTAACAGTGTGCATTAAAATAGTAACTTCGTTACTTGATATATTAGCAACACTACCGTCTGCAAATACCCCTTTACCAGCATCATTACTATCAAACCCGTATGGGTCGCTAGCACTTACTGTAGATCCTTTAGTAATGATTGTTACATTTCTAATATAAGGACTTCTAGAAGTAACTGTAAAGTTAGTTGCTAACCGAATACCATAACCTGTATCACTTGTACTATTAAATCTAAATCCAGTAATGGTTAAATCTTCAAGTGTAGTTTCACCATTTACTAAAAATGCGTCTTTATCTATTGTGCCGATAGTTGGTTGAACTATAACTGATCTAAGTCCAACGCCTTTAACTGTTACTCCTGTAGGAATAGTTAACGGAAATATTTCAGAATATGTACCTGGATAAATGTATACAGTAGTGCCCGATGTTGCAGCACTCAATGCGTGTTTAATAGTTAAGAATGGGTTGTGTTCATGAACACCGCCGTTAGTATCTAACCCTGTCGTAGCAACATAAATGACGTTACCTTGTGGTAATACAAGATTTATGTTATTGATAGATGCAGTATCTAATGTAATAGTATCGGTAGTAATATCGTGTATGTACGCAGTAGCCCATGCGTTGCCGCCAGCTGCTGGATCAGTACCTAACGTATATGTATTTGTTACATCCGGAACAATATTACTAGCAATATCAGCGTTGAAGGTTACACTATCAGTTGGTGCATTTCCTAATAAAATATCACCATCTGCTGTAATGTTACCAGTTGCGTGTAAGTTACCACTAACGAGCATATTAGAATTAACATTAACTTGACCGGATCCGGTTGTAGTAATGTTTAAGTTACTATTAGTTTCAGTAACTTGAATTGTGTTTGTTGAAAGTTGTAAATTGTCAACAATTAATTTAGATTGATAAACAATTGGGTTAGAACCGGATGGTACTAAGTTAATTGTAGACGATGAACTTGAGATTGTGTTGTTATTAATTGAAAACGTTGCTAAATCAATTTGAGTTGTAACTTCAAGATTAGTAGTACGTGTAGTACCAGCAACAGTTAAGTCATGAGTTGGATTGGCGGTTTTGATACCAACTCGGCCATTTATAACATCTAAATATAATAAGTCAGTCTCAAAAGCTAAATTCACACCGTCGCGAAGAAGGTTTGCCTTTAAGAGTGGACCTGAAATTCGACCAATTGCCATACTCTCTCCTTAACCACCGTGTTTCACGGCTAACCACCTTACATTGCGGGTTTACCACAGTTTCGTCTCGTGGGATTTTTTGGTCTACTCCCAGCAGTATATGTATTTATCTTTATCCAAGCAGAATAGCCCAAAGAGTAATTTCTTCGTCTACTGTTGACATTAATAATGGGTTGTCGCCTTGTGGAATCCATTGTATGCCGTCATATACTTCGTATAAATGTTGTTCAGTATTATATCGAAACTCAGCAACATTTGGAACGTTACGACGTTGAGAATCAGTACCTTGTGGAACTAACATGCCGGTTGCTCCTCCAGTAAATTTAATTGTAGGTAAGTGAATTACATCATTTAATGTATTAGTAATGTAATTTGATGAAAAATGAATATCGTTAACTGTTAGTATACCCGAGGTAGGTTGAATTAATAAATCATTGCTAGTGTTAACTGTGCCAATTGTGTTTCCTAATATTTTAACATTAGAAATATGAAATGAGTTACTATACAATTCAGTTGCAGTAATTTTTGCTTTAACTGTTCCGTTAGTTGCAAACCTAAATATGTTGTCATTAGTTCCTGGCGTTAATTCAGGTGTGATATAAGTGTTTCGATCAGTATCAAATAAGCTATAAAAACTAACCATACCGGACGGAAGATAACCGTCAAACAACGTTGTATCGGAGTTAAATCGTATTTCACCAGCGTTTGATAGCGGTTGTGTAGAATTAGTGCCAATTGGAAGTATTATTGATTTGTTTGAATTGATAACAACATTACCTGTTCCAATTGGAGTAAACACAATACTTTTTTCATAATCAGTAGATGCATTTTGCCATATATTTTCAAGTATGCTATTAGTAATTTTTAAATTTTCTAAAATTGCGCCTTGTAAAACTCCGCCGTAAATAACTAAATCTGATCCTGAAGTAATCGGTGTAATTAGGTTATCTTGTATTGTTATATTAGGAATATCTAAAAATAAACCTACACCATCTTGAATAATATTATCTTGATTTATAAGGTTACCGGTAATATCAATATTGCCGGTTTGAGTAATATTCCCAGTTAACGTAGTAGTTCCGGTAATTTCAACATCTTGTAATGAAGTATTACCGGTAACTGTAGTGTTATTTTCAACTGTTAAGTTATTATCAATTTGTACATCGTTTAACGGTACATATATACGACCAGTATTAGACGCAAATAGTTCTAAATCAGTACCTGGTACACTAGTAGTTACTGTGTTATCTGTAATAAGAATACTATCAATATGTATTATTTGAGAACGTAACACGTCCCATCTAAGTAAATTTGTACCTAATGTATAAGTGTTGTTAGTATTAGGTATAATAGATGAAACAAAGTTTGCCGATATAGCAGTAGTGTCGACTAATTCGTTTCCAACATATACATTACCTGCAACTGTTAAATCATCTGAAATTCCTAAAGATCCAGTAACAAAAATATTCGTATTTAATCTAATATCTGAAACTGCATGAAGAGAAATCTCGCCTACAATCGATGATATTGTATTGTTAAATATCTTAATGTTACCAGTTTGTATTTTAAAAAAATCAACAACAGTAAGGTGGCTATCTGATTGAAGTGTTATATTACCGTCTTCGTTAAAATGCATGCTACGTGCATCAAACAATACTTGTCCGGTTTTTTGATTAATATATAAAACATCACCAATTTGATAGTTGCCGTTATGATCGACACTATCGTAATATATAACACCGTAGTTTAACGATATTACCTCATTAGTACTGTCCGTAGTGCTAGGATCATTTAACGAGTTTGCCCCAGAACCAATATAACCAAAGTTATGTCCACAAATATATGCTAGTGTGTCAGGGCCGTCTGCAATAATACCATACGTACCATAGATGTTAGCACTATTAATACCACGGAATTCTGCACCAAATTTTCCTAAATTAATAATCCATCGTGTTCCTCCGGGAGAAATGTATATCCCGGATTCTGCATTAGATGAAATATTAACGATTGTAATTAATCCGATATTTGAAACATTAACTGTAACTGTTTTAGCGTTAGGTCCAGTTAAAGTAATTCCAGATTGTCCATAAAACCCAACAATACTATCATAACCTGCAGCTGTATTACCAATACTTGCAAACCCTTCAATACCGTTAATTAAAAATATACCACGTTTTGCATAATATGTAAACGAGTTTATCCACTCTACTCGTACACCGTTAGTAGCAGTTATGGCATTTTGATTAGGAGTAATTAATGTAACTGTATTAAATAAACAAGACGGTGTATTTGATGTTGGCGCAGCAACTGAGCCGTCTAAGTAAATACCTGCTCCAGCGTCTCCTTGTAAGAACCCTAATGGATCTGCTAATGAAGTTACAGATCCTTTTGTAATAACTGTAATGTTTTGTATATACGGGCTTTTATAAGTTGAGTTATATCCAGGTGCAAATTTAAATGCATAACCTGTGTTAGTTGCACTGTTGTAAAAGAAATCTTGAATAGTTAAAGAAGAAACTGATGTTTCATCATTTAATAAAAATGCATCATTAGTATTAGTTGCAATAGATGGTTTAATAGTTACCGAACGAATACTTTCCCCTGTAACATTAACACCTTGAGGTATTAATAATGGAAAATCTTCAACATAAGTTCCAGAGTTAATAAAAATTTGACATCCGGTAGTAGCAACACTTAACGCATGTTTAAGTGTTTTAAATGGAGAACGTTTATGATAACCGAGGTTAGTATCAACTCCATTTATAGAAACATAGATCATATTACCGGTTGTAGTTGCTAATCTAGTGTTATCTAAAATAATATCATTTAGTGCTAATAATGTACTAGTACCTTTAATATCCGAAGTGTATATTGTTTTCCAGCGTTTACTAAGTGATCCTAAATTATGTGTATTATGTAATATAGGTACTAAGGTAGTATCAACTAACGCATTAAAAATAACACTGTCTGTTGTTTCATTACCGATAATGATATTTCCATCAGCAGTAATTGTTCCGGTAGAATGTAAATTACCATTAACATTAACAGTATCAGTAGTAAAATGAACAATACCAGTTCCGTTTGGATTTAAATTAATAACATCATCGGAGACAATATTTGTAATATTTTTTCCTGCAGATATTGTTAAATTTGCAATTCCTAAACCTGCAGCAACGACTTTAGGGTCAGAAGATTGATCAGGAGTAAAAATAATAGAGCCAAGTATATTTTGGATTTTATCTGTATTAACAACATAATTTGACGAAAAACTAAGTTGCGTATCGACAATTAAATTTGTTGATTTGATAAAATTGTTAACAAATAAATCAAATTGAGGAGCAGAATTTCGTATGCCGACTTTGCCGGTTATTACATCTAAGTATAATAAATCAGTTTCAAATGCTAAATCTTCACCGTTTCTTAATAAATTTTCAGAGAGTAACGGACCACTAACTCTACCCATTTCAATACCCATAACAGTTCCTTAATTACTTGTCAAAGCCGTGTAAGACTGTGACTACTTTGCCTAATGGCACAGGCGAACTAAATTTTACATAATATCCCGACGGCGGTTGCACACTGTTCGAAATTGCAAGTTGTTGCGGTGAAGGTAACGTACCGTTTTGTATCGGTAAACTAATTACAACGCTTATCAATGCATCAGTAGTTGGTTCAGATATTGCTGATATAATTGTACTACCGTTTTGAATATTAGCATGACCGCTAATAGATGCTCCAATAATGTCTATTGATGTATAAACTGCATTAGAACTTTTAATTTGTCCTGCTACTGTTGACACGCCCGGATCAGACCCTAATGTAAAACTAACTGAACTATTAGACGATGCAGTTACTGTCCATGTTCCATTATACGCAGTTGGCATAAACCCAGTTACTACAATAGTTGTGCCAACTGCAAATGGAGTTTGAGCTAATGTCGGAGTTGATGAAAACGTTAATGTTGCTGTGTTAGCTGACCAACTTGCACTTGTTCCTAATAGATGACTATTAAAATATATAGTCGATGTTCCTTCGGGTGATATGTAACTCGTAGTCGAAGTATATGTTTCAGTAGGAGCTGGAGGATCTTGTACAACTGTATAATTTGTTATTGCAAGTTGAAGAACATTTTCAACTACAACTGTAATATTTTTAGCAATTTGAGGTAAATCCCAAGTGCCGCCGCTTTGTGCAAGTAATACAGGTGCAGGATTTAATGGTCCAAAGTATACATTAGTACTATCGCCTGCACCTAAACTTTGTTGAGTAATTAACGCAGGTTCTTTAAATCTTAAACTACGCCAGTTATTAGCTTGATAAACTTCAATCTCATCAAGCGTAGTATTATACCTTATCATTCCGTTTACTGTAATTGCAGCAACTGGACGTTGTGCAGTAGTACCACTCGGTAACGTTAAGTTATTTGTAGTAGTCATAACTACCGCATTATTAATGTCAACAGAGAGTCGTTGATCATATGGTGCTCTGCGATTAATTACTTGTTTACGTAAATATCTCATGTTATACCACCAATGTGCTTAATGTTACTACTAAATTGGCTGGACTATCGCTTTTTGCATAAAGTTTATCATTGTTTGCTAGTACCATTTTTTCTTGATCAAACGATACAGTTTCACCAGCTGGAATAGGTAAACCATTGACTATTAAATGTTTATCTTGTATAGTAGTTCCGTCGGCTGCAGGTATTGCATACAAGTATAAATTTGTTTGTCCATTTAATGGATCAGCTGGATTAAATGTAACTTTATTACATACAATAATAGTAGTAATAGCATTATTACCAGAACTAGTATAAATTGCTGCTGGCGTTGTTGCGTTAATTTCTATATTTGAAATTGCCATGTGTTATCCTTAAAAAAGCATACTTAAAAGTACTGCTCGATTTTTACTTACTAATTCATCGTTATTATACAAGTTTGAACCGTAGGTATTGTTATTTGTAAAATATATTCCTGTTCGTCCAGGACCTTCAGTATCCTTTGAATATATCTTAGTTTTATTTGGTATTGATGTTGTTTCAATTGTATTGTTAGGTGTTTGATCGTTTAATGTTAGTATGGCATTTATTTCAACTAAATTAGCATCTGATTGTAAAATTAAAGGAGATTGAACTACTGGAGAGCCCGATCCAACATTTTTAATAATGTTACCAAATAAGTTAATAGTGTCAACACTTAACCCGGAAGTTGTTATAGTTGCCCGCTGGTTTGTATTAATTTTAAAGTTTATTATCGATGCATTAGTTGTCTCAACCATTGAAACTATGTCACCGGCTAATGTTGAATAAATGGTATCAACATCTGCCATTCCTGCTTTTAGATTACCTGCGCGGACATATGTGTTAACGTATTTTTTAGTAGTAAGACTGTTATTAGTTGCATGTATTGGATTAGAATTACCTGCAATTAATCGATCTTCGTAACTTAATCCGCCATGTGTTGAATTAACAAGAGACAAATACGTATTAGAATTATGCAAATTAAATTGAATATCAACAATTCCGTTATTTGAAATAGAAGTAACTTCAATACCGGCTAATTGCAAACTTGATAACGCAACAGTAGTATTATATTTTGTTCTTAATGCAAATGTTCCATTATCATAATTAGTTGATGTTGTGTTATAATGAGGAACCTCTTCGTCAAATAAAATCGATGCCGATGCTACTTGAGTATTAATTCGTCCTCTATCAATTTCAATTCCTGATGTTCTTGTAATAACACTGTTAACAGTGCGAGGGGAAATTCCAGATAACCCAGGGTCTCCGTTATTTAGAACTATTATATTGTCTTTAACAGTAGCATTAATTGATTCAATAGTAGTAGTTAGGCCTTGTACATCAAGATCGCCTGTAATAATTACTGACCCTGATAATGCACCAGTATCTAAAACAATAGAGTTACCGGCTGGCACTGTTACTCTATAATCACCTTCGCTAACTTTTAATATTTTTGACATTTATATTCCTTAAAAGAGGGCCTTGCGGCCCTCATTATGTTGATTATATTAACCGTTATCGATTGTTACAGAAACACCTGTTGCTGCAGCACCAAATGTCCATTGAATTTGTGATCCTTCTGCAAATTCATAACCTGCACCAGCTGATGCGTTACGCGATAATGTAGCTTTATGTCCTGTTAATTTAGTAACATAATATGTACTTCCTGTAAAATCAGTAGCAGTAATAGTCATGTCGCCAACCTGTGTAGCAATACTAGATTTCAGTGTTGCAACAATAGGTGTCCCGGCTGTATCAGATGTGTTAATTTTATAACGATTTTTTGAAACTTGTTTAACAATATCAGCTTGTTTAACACTTGAACCAGTATATGCTTGAGCAATAATTGCAGCTTCTGGGTTAAACCCTGAACCAGCAGGTGCTGTATTAGCAACTGGACTTGTCATAACTGATGTTCCGAGTACTACGCCACCGCCTGATGCAGTTGCTACAGGAACAGTTGTTGTATAACCAGAACCTGAATCAGTTACTAAAACTTCTTTAGCTTGATATGTAAGTGTTAATACTACACCTGCACCACTGCCGCCTGTAGTAGTAGCTGATGTTAACGCTTGAAAACTACCACGTGATGCTCCGGTACCTGTAAAACTTACAGATGCTACTGCACTACCTGATAATGTAGCAACTCGAGCAACTGCAGAACCTCCTGAAGTTGTTATAGTAAGTAAATCACCAACAACGTAAGTACCAGTTTGTGTGCCACTTACTGCAGCAGATGCTGCTTCAGATGTAATAGTTGCAGTTGGTGATTGACCGCTTAATAAATTAGGTGTACCTGTAAATGAAATTGTAGGACGAGTAGTATATGCACCAACAGTTGTTACTGGTACGCTAGCTAGTCCTTTACCGCCGATGCCATCATCTGCAGCTGTGATTGTTGAACCGGTGTTACGGTTACCGAAATATTTTTTATTTAATGGACGTCCCATTTGATTTCTCCTTTGACGTTTTATGTCATACGCAGTGGGTACTGCATAAGTTTGCAAGTGCAACACTTATTTGACAAAGTATTTATCCGTAGGTGATACCTACTCCTATCTGATTTACAATAACTAGATCGCGATGTGGATATACTTGATTACTTCTAAAACTAATAGCAACTCCAAACGACTCGTTTGAAACATCTGTGCTAGTTAAAGTAGTTCCCCAAAGTTCTACAGGACTGCCGTATACATTTGTATTGCCAATTATCGGTAGCAACGGACTATTCTCACCTGTATACATGTTACTTTGTACTGGATTAACAGGACTAGCTATGTTGTCTCCAATGTATTCGTCATTTAATCTAAGTTGTATACGTAGATCTTCAGTTCTTGAAAATCTTTTCATATCTAAATATAATTCTATTCCTGTTACAGGTAATCCTGTATCTGGAATATTGAATCTAGAACACCATAACTCGTTAGTATTACTGAGGAATTTTTCCATCCACAGACCACTAATAGTGTACAACGGTTGCTTACTAGTAATACAATTATCTGGAGATACTGTACCATTGATATTCCATTCTATTAAAGGTTGAATTAAATCGTGTTGTTCGCCATATTCTGTTACGTCGTTAGGATAATAAAATTGTGTAGTCATATTGTATTTACCATAAAAAAAGGGCTCCTAAGAGCCCTTTGTGTAAAATAAAGTTAAGTAAACCTTAGCTAAATTTAACGTTACCGTTAGTGATACCAACACGACCTAAATAGTCAGCAGCATTACCTAAAGATGACGCAGTGTTAGAAAGTTCAACATAACCATAACGTGTCATAAACGATACAACTGGTTCAAATGTTGATGGATCTAAAACAACACCTGAAGACATCAAAGGAATGTAAGGGCAATAAAACGCAGGAGCGTCTGATTCTGAACCACCTTTGTAACCAATTAAGATTGAAGTGCTGTCTTGTGCATAGCTGTTAACATACACTTTCAATGAATTGTTTAATGTACCAACAAATTTTGTGTTAGTTGGAGCTTCAAAAGTACCTTCAGTTGTACGAGCAAACGCTGAAGTAGTAGCTGATTGTAAAATTGTTAATGCAAATGGAGATACAACAGCATAGTTACCAGCGCCACGACGTGTACGTTGTGCAATTAAGTTACTTACGCGGTTGATTTGAACAGCCAATGCAGCATGTTCGTCACCTACAAATGTAGCTGTACCAGAAACGTTAGCTTGGTTATAAGTTTCAACGTCTGAACCAGCTAAAGTTAACAATGAAGCAATAATTTCTTGATCAATCTCAGCAGTAATTTCTTGAGCTAAAGCAGCCATAATTTCTGCTTCTACGTCAATACCTTGTTGTGCTTGAGCGTCTTGAGCAGATTCGAATGTCCAGCGAGCTGACAACTTACGTGTTTTAGCTTCAACTGTTTGTTTCAAGATTTGAATGCTCATTTTTTTGCCTGCTTGTCCTTCTAAAGTTGCAGTTGAAGCAGCTTTAGCAGCTGACGATAAGGCTACATCGTTACCTGAATAGCTTTCTGCAATTTTGAATGGACTTAATGCTTCTTCACCAGCTACTGTGCTGTTTGAATTATCTGCATAACGCACACGCAATGTATGAATTTGTCCAACTGGACCAGTCATTGGTTGTACGCCAACTAATTCGTTAGCAATAACGGTTGGCATTACACGACGGATTACTGGTAAAATCACGCGGTTTAAAGTTGCAACGTTGCCAGCAGAGGTAGCACCAGCAGTAGGAGATTCCATTAAATACTTGCGTGTATTTTCAAGTGTTACGCCCATTACTGATTTTTTTGTACCTGACAAGCCTTCTAAAAGTGCTTGTTTTGTTTCTGCCCAACGGCCATTAAGTAGTTCTGACATTTAAATTCTCCTAAATTTTTATAGTCCAGCGAGGCGGCGGATATCGATGATATTCGATTCATCTTCGCTGCTACGGGTGGTGTTGGAAATTTGTTTATTTCCGGTTATTTCTTTAGCTTCTACAAGAGCTTGTCTTTTTTGTGGTGCTGCTTTACCAGATACAACTGCTGGTAAATATCTTTCAAAACTTTCATTAAGCTTTGAAGTTTTCACACTCGTCATCAATTCACCCATGATAGAACGTTGTTCTGCGCTCAGTGGAGCTAACAATTCGCTCATGATTGCTTTTCTTTCTTGCGACTCTTTCAGCGCACGAATTTCTGCTTGTTTGCTTTCTAATATTTTTTCAGCTTTGACAACTGCGTGTGCAGCTTCATTGATGGCTAAATCTTTCATGTCTATGACTTTGAGCAACTTTGCAGTTTCGGATTTCTCATTCAAGTAACTCGATTGGTATTCAGCAGCAAACGCTTCGAATAGCTTACGACCAAAGTCTGTACGACGTGCTGATTCAATGTCTTCTTTTAATGAAGTAATTTCAGCGTTTAAGGTTTGACCTACAACACTTTCTACCATTGTAGCTGCGCGTTTAACAAATTCTTGTTTTACTCGTTTGATTTCTTGACGACCTTCACGAATTAGACGAACTTTTGATTCGGCTAAGTCCTGTTTGTCTTTATAAAATTCTGTAATTTCTTGAGCCAAAGCCTCGACGACAAAGTGTTCTAATGTACCAAATTTATTGGCCATAGACATTTGATCTTCGTGGAGTTCTTTAACTTCAGAAGCCAATTGGCGGGTTACGAATTTATTCATAACTGTTGCACTTTCGGACATTTTTCTAGCAAATTTAACTTTCATTTCTGCTAGCTGTCTGCGATCATCAACAAACTCGCTAAGTTCACTAGATAGTTGTTCAGAGATCATACGATCAACTGCTTCAACCATTGTGTTCTTATCATGTTCGTACTTCTGAGCAAACTCTTCGCGGAGTTGATGAGCAACAATTTCACGGTTTTCAACGATACGTTGTTCCCATGCTTGCTCAATTGACTCTTTGATTTCTGCCGAAACCACATTGTTTTCAAATAACGTTTTTAATGCATCCAACATATGTGATTCTCCTTTCTATTGGAGTATGTCTAAATTTAGACATTCTGTGTTATCTATTAGAGTACCTGATAGATTGTTTAGTTTTTTAGCTTTTTTAGCTAATTTAGTATTTCTTATTTTTTCTTTTGTTTCAATTGAACGAGGAATACCTTTTAACGCATTACTACGTTTTTTATTTGATTCGTTAGTCTGCACATATCCAGTTACCCCTTTATTCCATGCTATTTTTCCAAACATTGGATTATTATTTCCTGTCTTGCAGATGCTTAATTTTTGTCGCGTTGCAATTGATGGGCTAACTCCGGGTTTACCTAATTTAGCTTTTGAAATTTTTTCTTTTTGAGACACTAGCATCGCTTTGCCTTTATTATGCGGTGTTAACCCAGCAGTTGAAAATTTACCATTACTGTTATGACGATTAAAACTCATTGGATCATTTGCTGCATCTAACAATACTAATATACTAGTTTCTAATTCTCTAATATATTGAGGGTTACTAATAACTAAAATTGTATGCTTCCAATCATTTTGATTTTCTAAAATCATAGGCTTAACAACTTTACTAGAGCAAATATATCCGTCATTTGGAAAACATCCTTGCTTAGTTCTAGACCCTATATACCATTTGTTAGATGGTATATGTGTCCATTTATAAAGATATGCGTGTGTTCTCATTTTAATCCATTAATAATATTCATTAATGATTCTTTAAGATACCGTTGTGCCTTTGCATCTCCTTTCACCTCTTCCGCTAATCGGAGTGAACTAAGCCCGCCTTTTGAATTCATAAGGTGTTCATAGATAGGTGTAGGATATGCTCCCGGTGCCGACGGCTGTGCAACCATATCAACTGTGATAATCTCAAAATCTGATACTTCACCGTTACCGCTATCACTAACGTTGCCGGATCCGCGTGAACTTACGCCTAGCTTCACTCCGCTCTCTAACATAGTACGGATAAGTTGTCCCATTGGGGTTGGTAAAATTTTAAGTTTACCATACCCATTCGGTCCTTCCATCCACATGTTAGTTATCATATGTGAAACTCGGTCTAAATTTATTTTTAGATCATCCGGGTGATCTACTTCTCCAAGCACAGAATAACCATTTTGAATCTGATCGTTAAGGGTTTTAACAGCCTTGCTAATCTCACTTACAGGATAAACACGTTGGTTAGCATTACGAATGCCACCTTGAATGCAAATACCACTCATATGCAAACTTTTACCGTCCCGTTCGTCAGATTCAACGATCATTTGTGCTTCGTTGAAGCTAAGGTTTTCTCGGAGATGTAACATATATTACTTTCTGCCTGGGATTAAACTTCTTTTGTTAGTTCCATTATCACCTGAAGATTTTTTCTCTGCACCGTGGCCTTTTGGAACTGGTTTTAATTTAGGAGCTTTTGCATTACCAGGAACATTTTGATTACCGCCATCCATTTTAGATGTAGTAGGTTTTAACAATCCGCCTTGTGTACCTTCACCAGTAGCTGTGCCACCAAATTTAGGAGCTACGCCGCCCATGTCATTGTATTTTGGTTTGTTAAAAATGCTTTTGTTGTTAATGCCGTTGTCACCGTGTTTTGGTAATGCAACTTTGTTAACATATTCAAACATACTTTGGAATTCGTCAACTTCTTCGTCATCGCCCATGCCTAATTCGTCATCGCCCATGCCTAATTCGTCATCGCCACCAAACATATCAGCGTGTTCTGGTTCATCATCTTCACCAGCCATTAATTGTTCAAATTCTGCTCTTAGATCGTCTAATGAATCTTTTAAATCATGAACTTCGTCTTGTAGTCCGGCTAAATCGCCGCCTTCTTCGTCGCCAAATTCGTCATCAGAACCAAATTCGTCATCAGAACCAAATTCGTCGTCGCCTTCTTCATCACCAAACTCACCGTCGTCTTCTGCATCGTCATCTCCGAATCCGCCAAACTCTCCGTCGTCTTCTGTATCGTCTTCTGAGTCGTCTTCTGAGTCGTCTTCGCCTTCTTCGTCATCATCGCCAAATGCTTCGCCAACTTCTTCTTCATCTGTAAATTCGTTTTCTAATAAATTTTCATAAATTTCGCGTGATTTTGCTACAACAATATTGTGAAATATATCTTTTGCTGCTTCATGATCTTCATTGATCAATGCCTCAAGCATGGCTTCAAATTTTTTGCGGTCAGTCATGTTAATCTCCTGTGATAGTTTCGTTTTCTACAAGGCTGTCTTATATTTACACTACTTATTAAAAAGAATGCAAAAATAGGGTCAAACCGGTGTTTTTTTAAACATTTTAGATTTTATTTATGCAGCGGGTGCAGGTGTTGAATACATTGTGTTAATAAATTGTAATTCAACCTCTTGTTCTAAAATATGAGCTTCACTGCTCTTACGTAATTCGTTTATTTGTCTAAGTGACAGTCTAGTCTTACGTGTATCTGAACGATGTAAACTTCCGCTATCGTTTTCAGAATCATACCGTAACTCACTTGCAACATGCCGAGTGTTAGGGTCAATATAAAAAAGTTCTCTTAATATCATATATCTATTTATCACATTGGTGGTGCAGCGCCGCCCATTGGCGCTGCTGGTGGCATGCCTTGACCCATACCGCCCATTCCTTGATCCATACCCAGGTCCATATCAGCAGGAGCAGATAAATTTCCTGCCATTCCCATATCTCCCTCCATACCTGCTGCGGATAAACCTGCACTGCGTAGTTCTCCTGCGGCATCTGTATGTGTAGGCTGACCTTTACCTTGTTCTTCACCCCATAATCTTTCGTTTTCTGCCATTTCATCTTCTGATAATCCTAAAAATCTTTTCAATGCAAAGCGTTTACTCATGTAAGGCACTGCTTGAATTGTATTAAATGTATTAATTCTTTCCGAATCTAGTCCTGCTTGACGAGCACTAGCAAAGTTCATTGGGGGATTAAACGCTAATTCAAACAAGTTTGCATCAATATTAACGCCACGACCATACATATACATCTTAAATTCATTTGTAAACGCTTCTGTGATTAAACTTTGCAATCTTTCACAGTATTTGTTAAATCTTAACTCTTGAATGTATGCTGTACCTACACGACCGTCATTAAAACTTGCTTGCGAATCGTCTGCGCCAGTTGGTAAGTAGCTACTTGGTATACGTAAACCACGGAATAATTTGTTTGTAAAGAATTTTAAGTCATCAATTTCGCCTAAATTAGTACCGCCTGGCAATGTTTCAACTTTAGAACCACGTCCTTCTGCAGTTTGAGGGAAGAAATAGTCTTCGTTTATACTTAATGGATTGTATGCACTGTCGATTACGTTCTGTCCGCCGCCACTTTGACTAGGAATTCTACGTTGATGTATCTCATTTTTAACTCTTTCTACAAATGCCATAGCTAAATGGCTAGGCATATTACCTACGTCAATGTGAAATACACGTCTTTCTGGAGCTCTTTGTATACGATATATTAAAATAGCATCTTCTAAAAGTTCTTTTTGCTTATAAACTTTAAAAATATTCTCCAACAAGCTGTTACCAAATGGATAATTGTTATCTAATCCTTCAGAAAGTGACAAATGAACAACATGTTCTGCGTCAACTGCATGTTCTGTTTCAGCTAAACCAAATCTAGAACCACTACTTGAGCTAGGATACGGACCGCTAGCACCTTTTTGAGCACCAGGTGCACCCATATAGCCTGCTCCGGATGTCATGCCGCCGCCTGATTGTCTAGGATTAATGTTAGGTGTGATGCGAGTTGCAACAAGATTTTCAAAGTTAGGAGCTAGATCTTTAATAATATATTGTACAGGTTTCTTTCCGTCGCTTTCATTTACAATAACTGTTACAATTTTACTAGGGTCAACCCAATTCCATTTTTGATTTTCAGGGTCTCTAATAAAGAAAGCATCTCCATATTTGAACACGTTGCGCACAATACGGAAGATTTTAGTATCAAATTGTTGCAGTTTATTCCATTGTTGCAAATATTCACCTAAAATTCGTATTTCAGAGTTAGTACCTTTGCTATTCCATCGTACTGTAAATGGACTTTTACCGTCTTTTAGCTTTTGTGTGCAAAATTCAGCAAGAATATCCAATGCAGCATTAATCTCTGGGTCGCTATCCATTACTTCGTATTGTTGATAACGGTCAATACGGTTAGGACTACCGGTATAAACGTCCGGCAAGTAGCTAGAATAGTTGGTCCTAGCTGGTCCTGCTTTAGAATTTTGAGTTGTATTTGAAGAACGATTATATTCGTAGTCAATATCAACTGGTGAAAAGTGTTTTCGCCATGTCATATATAATTTCCTTTGTTTTTATCTTATCCCAACAAGTTACCTGATAATCCTTTAGTTGCTTTGACTTGTTTATGACTATTACTGCTAATAGTATCGGTATGTTGGGCCATTTGTGCCATAGTCTTATTTAACTGTATTAACGCTTCGTGTAGATCTTTTAATGTTGTTTCTTTTGATACTATAGCAGGAGCTACAGGTGGTGGTTGTACTGGTTTAGGTGGCTCTATCGGTTTAGGTTTTTCTGTAGGTTTAGGTTGTTCAATGTCTTTCTTTGATAACGCTGCATGATCCGGTTTTACATCTTTAATTGACGCATGTGATTGTTTTACTTCAGCCGAAACTCTAGTATTGTAGTCATTAAATGTTTCTAATCCAAACTTTTTGTACATTTCCTTAACATGTGCCTGCTCTTTTGTTTCAGGCGGCTTCTTAATGTCAGCTTTAGATGGTTCAACTTTAGGTTTATCATCAATTTTAGCAGGTTCTTTAGATTTATCATCTTTAATATCAGGTTTTTGTTTATAATAACTTGAATGCTGTCTATCAAGCTCTGCTTTTTGCGCTGCAATTGCTTCTGGACTATTATCTATTGTTCCGATGCTTTCTTGCATGCGTTTATTTTTAGCATCTATTTCTGCTTGTGGAATTTCTTCGTATTTTACATTGCCTTTGGCAAATCCAGGTTTATTATCTCCTTTAAATATTCCAGAAATAGACGAACCTACATCACTAAATGTATCTGATATCGAATCAAAGAACCCTTTTTCTTTTGGTTCTTCTTTAGGTGGTTCATATTTAGTAGTAATATCTTCTAATTTTGGTAATCCTGCAGGTTTAATAGTTGCATCTAATGATTTAAAAGAACTTCCAAGCTGTTCACGCAACTGATCAAATTTAGGATCAGTAACTGGTTTTATACCTTCAGGTTTTAATGGTGGTGGTTTATTACCACTACTATACATTGCAAAATTCTTTTCAGCATCGGTCATTTCCTTAATAGGCTTATCAGTTACTTTAGGTTTTTCAGCTAATGACTTTGCAGTTGCACCATGCTCTTTCATAAAGGTCTTTTCAGCTTCTAATGCTTGTGCAACTTGTTTTGCTTGTGCTTCTTTAGCAGTTTTATTTTTAACTTCGGCATGTTTAGCTTCTTCTTCAGCATGAAGTTTTAACTTACCTTTAGTTTTGATTAGATCGTCTTCATATGTAAGTGCTAATTTTGCAACTTCTTCTTTTTTCTTAGCTAATTTCTCTGCAGATTCGGCATTTGGCTTAGTATTGTCTGCTTTCATTTGCTCATAGTCAAAAGATGCGTTTTCTAATGCTTCACGTTTCTTTTGTAATGCTGCACGAGCTGCGGACGGTCCTAATTTGTCTTCTGCAGCTTTACCAGAGTCACTAAGATCCATTTGCGACATACCAATTTTAGATATATCGCCAGAATTCATTGATTGTTTAAACTTAGCTAAGTTAATTAGGCTTTCGTCTAACTTAGAAACATCAGGCGCTTTAGGTTTAGGCGGAGGAGCAACTGTAGTTTTAGATTTTTCAGCTGATGCTGACTTAACTTCAGTTAGCGAACCAGTAACTGATTTACCTAAATCTTCCATATGTTTAGCAACAGCAGTAACTGCAGGGTCGTCTGCAGGACGTCCTTGTTTTAATAAATCTGCAAGTTGTGATTCAATAATTGGACGATCATGCTTTGCATCTTCATCGGTTCGCGTACTAAGTTCTTTTAATTTGTCTTTTGCCCAACTAGTATCAACATCCCACTTAGTTTGTTTAAAACTACCTTTTGGTAAATCAGTTCCTTCTTCAAGTGTTTTTAATTCTTCAGGAGTCTTGGCTTTTGGAGTTGATTGAGTGCCAATAATTTTGTTAAAATGTTCACCTAACTGTGCAATAGATTGCTGTTCTACTAATTTAAAAGGATTATCTGCAGATTTTTGTTCTGTTTTTTCTTCTTTAGTAATACCAGCTTTAATAGTAGTAGCTAGTTGTTTCATTTCAGCTTTTGCTATTTCTGATTGTTTAGATTCAACTGGTTTAACTTCTGGTTTAACTTCAGCTTTAGGTGGTTCAACTGGTTTAACTTCTGGTTTAACTTCAGCTTTAGGTGGTTCAACTGGTTTAACTTCTGGTTTAACTTCAGCTTTAGGTGGTTCAACTGGTTTAACTACTGCAGTTTTAGTTTGCGGAGTAGCTTTTTCAATTGCTTTAGTAACTGTTTCATGCATTTCTTTTGCTTGAGGAGCAAATGTAATGTTTTTAAATTTCTCAGCAATTTCACCAAACTGTTTAGCAACACCTTTCATTTCAGTATTAATATCTGTAAACGTTTTGCCTAGATCTGTTAGTTGTGGTGTAGCTGCAGTTTGATCTGTTGGTTTTGCAGTATCTTTAACATCTGTAGTAGACGGTGCAGATGCTTTTGATTGTTTTTGTTCAGCCGACGGAGATGCAGGTGGCATCATTTGCTGAATGAATCGTTTCATTTGATCTTCATTAGCTACAATTTCATTACCGTGTAGCTCTGCAAGCTCACCTTTAGGATCAAAAGGTGTAAACATGTCTTTAAAACCGCCACCTCCTGATAAGAATTTTTCAAATTGAGGAGTACCATCGGCAAAATGCCATTTAGGTGATGCACCTGATTGTTCTGGAGTTAATTTTGTTGCATTGTTACTAGCTTCTTGAGCTTTTTTATGAGCATCACTTAACGGTATAGCTGATTTAAACCCATCAGTAATCTCTTTAGCCATGTTTCCGGGTGTTGCTTGTTCTTGTGTTCTAGGTTTAAGTGCATCGTTAATGCCACTAAATGTGTTAACTAGTTTATTTCCTGATTCAACTAAGTCACCAAACACCTTAGATGCACCGGCTGACATGTCTTTTAATGTACGATCAGCTTTGTTTAGAGTAGTATCAACTTCTGAACCTTTAAACTTTTCACCTTTTTCGTCTTCACCTTTTTGATTGTTATGAACTTCTGCGCGAATCATTCGTCTAGCAGTAGCTTCATCAATATTATTACCTTTATTTCTTTCTTCGTCTATCTTTGTTTGAATCTGAGGCAATTCTTTATTATTTGTTTGTGCTTCAATGGCTCGATTAGTAACACCGCCTTGACCATATTGCACCATGTCTTTAAAGCCATCAGAATTTTGCCATTTATCGACTGCTTCAACAGCTTTCTGCATTTGAACTTTAGCTGCAGTTTTTTCTTCGTCGGTTCTTGCATTCTTCATTGCTTCTGCAGCTTTTTGCAATTCTGGACCAGCACTACCCATTGCAGCCATAGATTCTGCACCTTCTTTGGTGCGTAATCCGCCTGTAAATGTTTCTTGGAATACACGTTTAGCAGCTTCTGGCATTCCTGCCATCTCTCCCATGGATTCGTTAAATCTATTACGTGCATCTTTGTCTAATCTAGATAATGCAACTTGAACAACTGCATCTTCGTTACGTTTTCTTAGGTCATCCTCTTGTGCTTTTCTACTTAAACCAGTTACACGAGTAGTTTCATCCATTGACGCAGTTAGTCGAATAGCAGAATCAATTGCAGCATTCTTAGTTTCGATATCTGACATGTCAATACCGCGTTGACTAGCCATTGCTGCTTTAGCTACTTCGGTAACATCCTCAGTTTGTAGTCCAAATTCTTTTAATTTGCTAACTACATCTGATTCTTGTAACCCTTTTGTAAATTCTAAGAAGTTAACTTGTGACCGGTTCATTGTAGAACCTAATCCATTTAGTTCAGTTGCGTTTCTTTTAAGAATATCACCGTATTCTTCATGTGTTAATCTTGCACCTTTAACTAACCGATCCATTTCTCCTAAGTTATTGTTAAAGTTGGCACCGTATTCGCCAAATTCAGTATTCTTTTTATGTGCATCAAGTACAGAGTCACCAACTTTATTAGCTAAATCACCAAGTGTTTTACCAAGCAAGCCCCCATTATTTTGCAATGCACCAGTTAGCACATGAAATCCATCTGCTACTTTTGAACTACCTTCCCAAACACGTTTAAGAGCGCCGGTAGTAGCACCTACCATATCTACAAATCGATCAGTTACTCCGGATCCAGAGTTTGAACCTTGAGAAATTGGTCTACTGCTAGGAGCAACGCTGCCTCCGCCTCTGTTAAGATTTCTATTGAGTGTTTCTATTGCTTCGGTAAGGCGTTCTGTTTCTGTTTGAGCCATTTTAAAATTCCTAAAATTTTGAGTATATAAATACGGTTAATTATATATTTATCCGGAGATAAAAATGGCTCAAAATCCTTTACAACAATATTACAGACAACCAAAAGTGTTTATTTCATTACCGTCAGGTGGCATTTACAATAAATTAGGAACATTATCAGGCGATGTATCTCATATGCCAATTTATAGCATGACAGGCATGGATGAAATAATTATTAAAACTCCAGATGCATTAATATCTGGTAAGAGCACGGTTTCAATTATTGAAAGTTGTTGCCCATCTGTTAAAAATGGTTGGGAAGTAACTTCATTAGATTCTGATTTGTTATTAGTTGCAATTCGAATTGCAACGTTTGGAAACGTTTTAGAAATTACAAACGTATGCGACAAATGCGGAGAAGAAAACGACTATGACGTTAATTTAACTACAGTAGTTGATCATTTTGCAAAATGCAAGTATGATAACGAAATTAGTTATAACACGTTAACAATTAAATTGCAACCACTAACGTACAAGCAAACAACTGATTTTTCTATTCGTAATATGAGATTACAACAACAATTAGGTGCAACTGCAGGTAAATCAGACGAAGAACAAAAACAAATTATTGCTGATCTGTTTAAGGATTTAGGTAATTTGCAAAATGATATATATTCTGCTAGTATTGAATCAGTTGACACCGGAACAGTGGTAGTTACTGAACCTAATTTTATTTTTGAATGGTTAACTAATTGTGATAAAGACGTATTTGACAAAATACGTGATCAATTTAATAAAAATAAAGAAGTTTGGAAAGTTCCTGATGTTAACGTTAAATGTGCCGCATGCGGACATGCAATAAGTTTATCAATTGATTTAGATCAAGCAAATTTTTTCGCAGCCGCCTAATTAGACTTTCTCGCAATGATATTATAAAATATCTAATTAGGCTCGATAATGAAGTTAAACGGTTTAAACTTGAACTTTATAGACTATGTTGGTATATGCGAGGAGGTATAAATATCAACGATCTTCTATATTCACTAGGACCTGAAGATCGCGATATTATGTATGATATTGTTAAAGACAATATTGAATTAACTAAAGTTTCTCGAATGCCGTTACTTTAATTGTAGTTTACCATTTGCATCTCTAGTAACTCTATCCCATGTTCTGTATGCACTGTCGTCTGTTGGTGCTACAATTTGTTTCATTTGAGATGGATCAAGACGCTGTTTTTTAGGCGGTGGAGGTGTATCTGGTTTAATTGCCCATGGGCTGTTTGGATCTGCTGGGGTATCTGTTTTTCCTGCGTCTGGCTTTGGTGCATTTGGATCGGCAGGTGTAGTTATATCGTGATACCCTTGTTCTACATGTTGCTTTGCCCATTCAAACCCTTTCTTAAACATATCAATGATATCTGATCCGTAACCAGGAACATCTTCAATTTTTACGTCTACTAATGTAGCTAATAAATTACTAATTGCAATTCTTCCTGCATCTGACGACAACCATAACATAGCAGCTGCTTGAACAGCAGGACCTAATGTTTTAAATATTCTGCCTAGGAGTGGTCCTATAATTGGTATAAATCCAAATAATTCAGACAAGAGAAATATACCAACATCACCCATGGTTAATGTACCTGCAATTGTAGCTAACTCGGTAATTAAATAACCGCGCTCTATTTGTCTTCGTTGCTCAAGATCTGCAGGCTTATCTTTTAAAACTTCTTCCCAATGATTCATATTCATAAAATAGTCAGCAATTGGTTTAATAAAAATTACACAATATGTTGTGTTTTTTAATTTTTTAATAATTACATCAAACTTGTTAGGTGTAGAAGGACCGCCTACTGCATTTCTTAACCGATTTGCTCCTGCAGTTACTGCACTATCAAGTGATTGACCAAATGTAGGTGCTTCATAAAGATTTGTTGTGATTTCTCGAATTTTCATAATATTCCTTATAGATACTTCCTTTCGTAATATCCCTTATATAATATGAATATTTATTAAAAATTAATTCTCATATTAAAAGATGAACTAACGTTCATCTGTATTTTCGCTATCGCTCAATACTGTTATCTAAAGAAACTTAAGAAAGAAAAAAATTAAATTATATATGAAATAATAATTTATATTTTAATTATGAAAGATAATAGATATCACTTTTGAAGTCAGATGCACCCTAATAAACTTGGATGCATGATTTCACCCCATCGCCATGGAATCGCAGTAAGATTTTACGTGACTGTAGACTCTCATATTGGCTACCTCCGGACCACTACTTACAGGTATTTTTAAGATATAACTTTCAGGTGCTATGTATATCATTATGAAATTGTTACTATTACTAGTATTCTACAGATTTAAGAACTATGTATTCTGTTTCAAATACAGCTAGTCCACCATTCCGATTAAACAAAGCATTGACGTCAATGGACGTTGCTTTTGGCATCCTCTCGCGTGAGGGTAGTGTTTAAAAGTCGTTGCACAATCAACGATTTGAGCAGCGGTTCTCGTTTCCAGAACTTGACCCAGCAGTATTACAATCCGGCCTGCCAACCTTATGTTAGTGTGAAATATAAAAGTGTTTTGTGTGTTTTGTCTAGTATTTACAAATATGTTTTGAACAAGGGATTAAAAGTGATTACTTACGAGCAGCAGCTTCTGCTAAATCGTTAGCACGTTCGTTACCAGGAATACCTGAATGAGCTTTAACCCATTGCCAATCTATAGTGTGTGCAGCAGCAACAATTTCTAATTTTAACCATAAATCTTGATTTAAGTAACCGGTTTTCTTATTCTTTTTCCAATTAGGAAACCATTGAGTAAAACCGTCAACAAGATATTTTGAATCAGAATATATTCTAACATTGCACGGTCTTTTTAAACGCGAAAGTGCTTCGATAGCAGCTTGCATTTCCATGCGATTGTTTGTTGTTTGTGGATCTGCGCCAGAGAATTCTTTAATGACGTCTCTGTATTGCATAGTAGCACCCCATCCGCCTTTACCTGGATTTGGTACACATGCGCCGTCTGTATAAATTATTACAAGTTCTTCCATAGTGTTTTGTGTTAGATAATAGTTGTTTAGTTTTAAACAAATATTTATCTGCACGTCTTCTCCACCTTGTTAGAAACGATTATACAGTATTAGGAAAGGAAAGTCAACTAATCATTTAGCCAAACACAACGTTTTAACAACTTCGTGATTTGCATTCCAAAAAGAATCGTAATCAGTAAATACCCATTTACCGTTCTTTTTAGAGTAATAGTCTACACTTTTTTGTAGTTTGAATTTTTTGATATGCTTATGTTCAAACGCAATATAGGAGCCTTTGCGATTAAACTTCATCATGATAATATTAAAGTCATCTGTATCAGCAACTTCTAAAGTTTGCTCAATCCAAGTATCTAAAATCTTAATTTCACCTGCAGTAAACAATTGATGAAATGGAAAATCAGCATACGATTTACATTCAGCATTAAAGTGTTTCCAGTTTAATGGCGGTACAATATCACCTTTCATAGAACGAATTTGTCCTTCGTGTAAGAAGTCTTTGCGCACTGCATTCTTACCTCCAATGTATGCACCACTTCCCGGAACACGAATGAAAGATGCACTATACAGTGAGCTTAAATGTTTTGATACCGTGTTTTCCCAACTGTTTCCTTTTGTTTTGCTTTTACTTGGCATAAAGTCCTCTTTACTTTAATTATCCTGATCTTTGTTAGCATCTAGCGCCTTTTGATTACGTTCTGCTATCATAGCAATTGCACGTCTGCTAGGTTGTTTAGGTGAAAAGTTTGCATATCTCCAATCCTGAACAACAATGCGTTGCTGATCACAGAGTTGTCTTAGTTTAAGACTAACTCGTTTAAGTTCTTGCAAACATTTACGTACTTGCGTGCCACTGGCTTCGGATTGCTTTGTAACCCAACGTTGGTTTGCGCGAAAGTATTCGTCAAATGCTTTCATTATTTCTTCGTGTAATTCTTCATTTGGTGACATAACTATTCCATATAATAACTATTTATTAGTCGTGAGAATGCCACTCTAAAAATAAAGTGGCATACATTTATCGGATTTCTAAATCTGTATCGTACGACGTAAAACTATTCTCTTTTACAACTCTAAGTACATTGTTAACACGACCAATTAGTTCTTCTTTATGACTAATTAAGAACACGTTTTTATGACGTTCTCTTGCCATACCTTTTAGCACAGTTAGCGCACTTTCAATACCATTTGCATCTAATCCGTTGTCAATAAGTTCGTCTACAAACAGTAAGTTAATACCTTGATATAAACTTTCCCATACATCTCTAAACGCCCAAGACATACCTAAAATAAGTCTATTACGTTCTCCACGGGATAAATTGTCAAAATCTAAATCTTGTCCAAGTTGTGTAATTTCAACAGTTAAATCGTTTTGGAATACTACATTATGTGGTAACCCCATCTTATCTAAGTAGTAAGTTAATCGGTTGTTTAAGTACGCTAAGTTTTGATCTATAATCTTTTTACGGATAAAACTGTCTTTATTTGTGAGCAGTTTAAGCAAAAACTCTTGATGATCTTTAAGTGTATTTGCTTCATTGATAATATCCCAACTAATATCTTGTAGTGCAGCATTGCGCATTTCGTCAATCTGTTCTTGATACGGATCAGTATCTACTGCTTTAATTTCTAACTGTTGTTCTAATGATCTAAAGTTAGTTTGATGTTTTAATGCATCTTCAAGTGTTTCATAATAAGTTGCAGGACGTTGTTCAATTACTGTAAAACTACTTAACTCGTTAACTATTTTATTGTAATCGGCTAATACTTTATCATAATATTTCTGTGCTTCAATCAAGTGTTTAGATGCAGTTTCTAATAGTTCTTCATGTTTATGATCGTGTAATTCTTGATCGCAAGCATGACATTTCTTGTTATCTAATGAATCAATTTCTTTAACATACTTGTCTCTTGTTTTAAGAGCTTGTGATGATGCAGACTCTAAAGTTGCTTTTTCTTTGTTAAGACTTGCCATTGTTGCACGTTGTTCTAAGTACTCTTTTAACAATGCATGATTGGCAATTTCAGCTTTAATATCTACACCTTCCATTTCTACGATAGCACGCGCGAGTTTTTCAAGATCAGTTTCTTGTTGATTATACCATGCTTTTTGTTTTAAAAGTAATGTATCGATGCTCTGTTGAATCTTCTCATTTGACTTTTTAGCAGCTTCAATATTAGCAGTTTCTTGATAAATCGTATCTTTGGTTTGCCTAACTTGCTCTTTAAGTGCTTCGGCTTTTTCACTGAGTAATGTAATACCTAGCAATTGTTCGATGATCTCTCGTTGATCATTTGCTCTCATTGATAAGAACGGTTCTGTATAAGTGTTTAATGCAACAATATGTTTGAACATATCATGACTCATACCAAACAAATGATGTAAGTCTTTCTGTGTTTCACGCATATCGCCTTGTGCATCGTCTGCTAAAACTTGTGATTCTTCATTAACAAAAAACTTAAGAACAGTTGGTTTACGACCACGTTCGATGCGATATGTGTTACCATCCTTTTCAAAAGATAGTGTAACTAACATGTTCTTATTATTAATTTTGTTGATTAAATTGTCTTTTTTAATGTTAGTAAGAGCAGTACCGTAAAGCGCATAACTCAATGCGTTTACGATAGTCGTCTTGCCTGTACCATTTCTAGATCCTGCATCGTCGCCGCCTTGAT